GATGGTAACCGTGTTCCAGGTAGTGCTGGACACTGGTTCTCATGCGGTCGGAACCCGGCACCTTCGTATAGTCGGGAGGGAATACCCGTGCGCGAGGCTCTCCTGCGTCTGGCACGATGGCCTCTTCCGGTAAGGTACACGGGGCCTGACTTGGCAACAAAAGTTCTCTGTCAATCATCGTTATTGGTCTCCTTTTGGTTGGAATTAGCGGGGACGTTCAGGAGGGGCACGAACAGTTGAGCCAACTGGTAGACCTGATAAAAACTCACTGTGTGTCCCATGATTTCTTCCACGTCACCTACGAGGTGATCAAATGTGTCGGGGGTCATTTCTCTTCTCCCGCTACCCACTCTTCCAATTGGTCGTCCCAGCACTCACCACGGTGGACGGCTTCGATGGCCTTGCGGAAAAGCAGGTTGGCGCGGCGATAGCCTCTGGCATAGTCTGAGGTATCGCCCGTGAAGCTTCTTACGCAACTGCGTAAGAAATCTACCAGCTTCGTTTTGTCTTTAAGTTCCATCATCTTTCCTCACTCTTATAGTGTATGCCAATTGTCCCATAGCCCAAAATACAAGTCAAGCTCTAATAACCCCGTGTTTTCAAGGGGTTACAGAGCTAGAATCGTGGGTAGGGTTCCGCGTGGGAGAGGTCGTTATAATCTGTGGTGTCTTTGCAGCGGCGGCAGACGCGATTGCCAGCATGACTGGACGGGAAATCCCGGAGACACAAAAGACAACGTCGAAGCTTGGTCGCTTCCAGCGACTGTGGCTTGCTGTGCGGTGGTTCTTGAGGCTTGAACATATGATGAACGAATCGGGCTAGTACGAATCAGGAACACGGCGTTCTTTCTCTAGTTCATCATACGCCTTTTCGGTTCTGGAGACACGCTCCTTGGCCTCTCTCTGCCTCTGTCGTAAGGTGAGGATGTCGTTCATTTCACCGAGGGGGTACATAAGGAGAACGTAAACTCGGAAATAGGTCCCATGCGATTTAATGTCCATATCCTCGACGCGGTATCCGGAGACGTTGACATCTCTTAGGACATTTTTTGTAACGTGTTCTGAGTCCATGAGAGCCATAGGTGCGATTTCGCGTCCCGTTTCAGACACATACTGTTTTACCTGGGATGACAACAGCCCCTCAACCCGGTCTGCGAGCATACGCTTGGCGTTCAAGATGGCCTTGTCTACGGCAAGCTGGAGGTGAGGCGATGTGGCGACACCAGCCGACAGGATGGCATAGTCGCTTTTTGGCACATCCTTGTACCACTTGGGGAGGTCGTCAATGGTGTCCTGGATCATGGCCTGTTGGGCGTTGTGCTTGGCTTGTTGCTTCTGCATGAACGATTCGGGAGAGCCAGGGGCCGGGGACGAACAACCGGCGAGTAAAAAGCTAACGAGTAAGTAGGCCGCGATGGCTAGGGCTATATTCATTGGGTCCTCCTGATGAGTTTGTATGTGTGACGGGTATAACGTCGTTGGTCGTTGGGAATTTCCAGAACCTTCAAGGCGAGGGTCTCTGGGTCGTAAGTGTCTGATAAGAATAGCTTTTGCGGCGTAGCGAGAACGTGCAGGATTTCGTAGGAAGTAGGGGATGTAATGTTGGGTGCATACGCCGCGAGGATTTTGTAACCCTTCGTAGCTGGGACCGTGGTCCGTGATGCGATATAAAAGTTTGTATCGTATTGGTTAGGGAAGACTTTATGAATGTCGTGATTGGCGTCTTCCATCAACAAATTAACGTACATGGGTTGGCTTGGGTCCAGGCTGATGGTGATGGGGTCTCCCTCCCGGAAGATGTCGGAGGAGAGCTTGATCTGGATGTCGAAGCCGGGGTCCGGGGCCTCTGGGCGCAGGGAAATTTGCGCTTCCAGGACGACGCGGCACGTGCGGTGCCCTTCCAGCGTTTCACCGGCTCGCACGGTCTTGTTGCGGATACGGCTGATGAGTCCGTTGACCGTGGTCCAGGTGATATTCTGCATGGGGCAATTAACGCCGTCATTGGTCTCCTCACAGGCTACAAGAGACTGTGCGCCCATGTATTCGCCGCCGAATTGCCGCAGCGCGTCCAGCTTGGCGCGGGATTCGGCTCGCGAACAGGCTTCTCTTTCGGTGATGTCCTGGTGGATGACGTAAGTTCCCTTTCCATAGAGCCACTGCTGGATGATGAGATTGGGAGGGACGGCGGCAGGGCTGTTGAGGTCGTACAATAGACGGAGTAGCCCAAGGCTGACGCTTATATATTCCACGGCTTACCAAAAAATTGCGTCACGGGAGGTTCTGGGTGATTTCGGTCAAAAAGATACCAGCAACAGTTGTCCTTTCCCGTGTGGGGGGAATCGGGACCCATCCATTTAACTCTGGCGACGGAGACGATCTTGAGACACCGCTCAAGATAGGTAACCGCCTGTTTCGTGTGCATCCAGTCGGCATCAAAAAGAAGCCACGTGGGCAGCGTATTGGATAAATTTACAATTATAGGGTGTAGGACAGGCCGCCCCCAGGGAGGATTGGTGATGAAAGCGTCGGCTCCTTCACCATCTGTGAGGTGACGCGCATCGATTCCAGGGCTGTCGCTGATGTCGCTGGCACTGACGCACTCATGCCCATGCTCGGTGAGGTGACGCACAAGGTCCCGTTCCCCGGCGCAAGGCTCGATGAACTTGGTTTTAGGCGCAAGGTGGGGGAGCAGAGGGAATACAGCCTCGTATGGCGTGGGATAAAAGTCCCGTTCCCGCCGTTTAAAATCGGATCTTTTGCCCATTAGTGAATAGACTCCGATTCGTCCTGGCAAGTAGGACAACCCTGCTGCACCATGTCGATGAGACTGGCGAGGCACCAGGGGCAAAAGGCGACGGGGAGGATACCAAACAGGCCGGTGGTGCCGCCCTCCTCATCAAGATCAAATTCGGAGCGGCAGACGGAGCAAATTATTCCCTCTGGCCCCTCTTCTTTTTTTTCAGCCACTGTTTTCGTCGTGTTCGGTATGATGTTCGTCAAACGTTAACGCACGGTCGGCCAGCATGGCGTAAAAATCTACACCTTCGCTGACCTGGGCAATGTCGCGTATCTCTCTGAGAGCCTCGCGCAGACGATCAATTCGTTGTTGAAGCGTCATGCGACGGCCTTACCGCACAAGTCACAAAGCCAATTTTGCGCCATAAAGGTAGCGTAGCAGTCGCTGGGGTTTACACGGTCCCCGCACCAGTTGCAGGTTTTGAAAAAAAGACCGGACGACGCCGAAGCGTCATCCGGGAGTGATGACCCGGACGAGGAGTCGAGACCAGCCGGGTCACAGGGAGGTAAAATGGACTCATTCTTTAGCACGGTAGGAGGCTCCCTGACAACTAAATCTTGGGCGTGTGCGTTCCGCCCTTACGTTTAGGTGTACGCAAGCGGCGCAGCCATTTAAGAATTAAGCGCCACAATTAACAGGACCAAGCCCTGGTAGGCGGCAAATGCAATGAGTGCGGTGGTCATAAGGTCGTCTCCAAATCCAGCGCCTTGGACAACTTGGCGACTTGCGATTTCAAGGCCACAATCGTATCCGCAGAACGGTCATATTCTTGCATAATTTTTGACGTGGCAACACCCACTTCGTAAAGCACTTCCTCCAGCGCCGTACCGGTCTTGGTTCGCTTGGTGATGAAGATTTCGCAGGGATGACCGAAGGTAGGGTGGAAGCCTACCGTCACGGCCAGACTGAAGCCCTCACCTTTAACTTCCTCCGTTACGGAATCACGTCTGTTGGGTAACTCGCTCATCAGGCTTCTCATTAGAGGCGGTTTCGATGATATGCGTGAATTGCCCGCTCAACGTTCTGTGGTTGGCGACGGCAAGCGCCTTTAGCTTGCGATAGGTGTCGATGGAAACGACAACCGATTTCCATTTTTTGGCGTTCATTCTGTATGCGCCCGTTGGCTGCGAAGATCCAAATAACCCTGCGAAGATTTTAACGCGGCAGTTTTTTCACGTTCCCGGTTGTTGCGGTAGTCCTGCGCAAAGTGAGCAGCTACCATGATCCGTTGGTTCCTGCCGCTATCCCCTTTCGCTTTATCACCGCTATCCCAAATAAAGCCTTGGTCGAGTAGTGCGCGGTAGCGAGCAGTGACGCTGGAATAACAAAGTGTTGGATGTTGGGCACGGACTTGGTCGCTGATAATTCCCGTGTCCCCAGCGCGGAAAATAGTTTTATAGACCAAATTTTCTAAGCGCGTTACATCAATTGAGTAAGCAGCTTCGATACTGGTTATTGGGCCTTCTTGCCGGTGTAATGTGCGCGGGTCAGTCATTTAGTTCTCCCTATAGTTGTGGGATAATATCTAATTAATCCGGTTTCTGCAACTGCCCCCAGCTATCACCTAGCGAGATGTCGCAGGGACTTGGGACGCTTAGTTCCACTGCATTTTCCATGACCTCGCACAACTTCCTGGCTTCCTTCTCATCACTCACGCTGAACGCCAATTCGTCGTGGATTTGAACCAGGGGTACTGTATCTAAGTCCTTGTAAACATTGACCATTGCAGCTTTTGTTTGGTCGGCTGCACTGGATTGGATGAGCCTGTTCAATGCCTTATAGGTATATGCGCGACGTATGTTGTCTCCGTACTCATGCGAGGCTTCTTCTTTGGGAAGCGCCTTTGACGAAACGAACAGGTTGGGTTCCCACAAATCAAACCGGCATTTGCGTCCCAACAGAGACCGGACGAACCCCCCTCTATCGCGATGCGATACCTTGCGTTGGACGGCGTCCATCAACTCCTTCACGAATGGAACGTCCTGGTGGTACTGTCGGATTAGCTGCTTGGCTTCGGCTGGAGTTATGTCCAGCTGTTCCGCCATTTTGGTTTGTCCCATGCCGTACATCAGCGCCAGATTGATCATCTTGGCCTGGGTCCGTGGGCGCTGGATGATATCCGCGACCATTTGGTGGAAGTCGGTTTTGCTTTCGTTTCGGTAGGCTTTGACGAATGCACCGGACCCGGTCAGGCCGTGGTCCGTGATGCTGGCGTAGTGAACCAGGATGCGTGGCTCTTGCTGATCGAAGTCAAGAGACGCCCACTGCTCGTTTTCTTCCGGGAGGAACAGGCCGCGTATCTTTTCCGCCATTTCCTTGTTCCTGGCCGGGATTTGTTGGAGGTTGGGGTTCGCCATGGAAATTCTCCCCGACACCGTACCGCCGCCTTCAGAGCGCAATTGGTTGATGTGGCCGTGGATGCGGCCTTTGTGCGCGTAGCGGGAAATGCTGGAGAGGAAGGTGTTACCGATTTTGTCTACCTCTCTGGCACGGGCGATTTGCTGGGCGATAGGATGCTCATGCGTCGAGAGGAAATTTTTGGTGAAGGACGGCATTCCCGTGGGAGTACGGGCGTAGGGGATGCTCAACTTGTCGAAGACGACGGCGACGGACGCCGCCGCCCATAGCTCGACATCGTGACCAGTTTCTTTCTTAATGGCCGACAGGATCTTTTTAACGTCTTTGATCAGGGACTGCTTGAGCCGTTCCGCTTCCTCCAAATCGACGCGGATGCCGCGCCATGTCATGTCGATGCAGATGGGCAAGACGCTGCTCTCCAGTTCAAAGATGCTCCACAGGTCTTCCTTGGTGAGGAGAGCCTGGAAGTGTTGCCAGAGAGACAGGGTCAGACGCGCATCCGCTTCCGCATATTCCCCGACAAAAGGAGCGGGGAGCTTATACAGTTCGGCTTTGGGATTGACGCCGAATTCCGTGGCCGCTTCACGGAGGGCGGCTTCGGATTTCATCTCGCCAAGGTAGTCGTAGGAGAGGGCGTTCAGGCTGTAGGAGCGCCGGTTTTCGTTCAGCAACGGTGCAGCCAGCATGGCATCCCGTACCGAACCGTGTACACGGACGCCCAGGTGACGCAGCCAGCCAATGTCGTAGGCGGCGTTGAAGAAGACCTTCTCGCACTCATAGTCGGCAACTTCTTTCTGGAACCACTGGACGATGCGGCCACGGTCCAGGTTGCCGCCGCCCTCATGCCCAAACGGCAGGTAGGCGTTGAAGCCGTCGTAGGCTACGGCAATTCCAACCACATCCCCGTTGGCTGTAGGCCAGCCTGGGCCGTGGGTCATTAACCGTGGATCTTTGGTTTCCAGGTCAATGGCGATTTGTTCAATGTCGGACGGCGTGACGGGCAACTCCGTCACCGGCACCCATTCCGTTTTGACGCCAAACTTGGGCTTTTTAAGATTTGTTTTCATTGGCTTCCCCCGTGCAACCGTAGGCGATGGCCGCGTACCCTGCGCCGTCAACATAATCGTCAACATTAAACAAGCCGCTTTTCCGTCTCGCTATCTTGAGGAGTTCCATCATGTTGGCGACATCCTCCGGAGTAACAAAGTCAATGTTATGAAGGTAACCATTCCATAGTTGGGCGATATTCTGGTGATTTTCTAGCATGGAACCGTGGCTGTAGGCACGATCATGTTTAACGAGTCTGGCAGCTTTTTCTAAAATTTCATGTGCTTTCATAAGGCCCATCCCTTCTGTGCATCGTCTGGCATTTTCAAAACGAGGTTCTGCTTGGTGCGGGTGATACCGACATAAAGAACGCGGTGCGCGTCATCGGGATTTCGGCCCATCTCCTCGACGGCCTTACCGGACAGGTCGAGGTAGAGAAGGACGTTGGTGGCTTCGCCGCCTTTAGCGCCGTGGATCGTGGACAACTTGATCAACGGCCTCTTGCTCAGATCGACGCCGCGATTAATCATGGCCGTGGCATAGGCTCTGTCTTCGTCGCGGATCTTGTCGAGCGCCGTTTCCCATCGTCCGGTAGCCTCCAGGCCGTAGTGTTTACGGAGAACGGACAGGCTGAACGTGTCGTTTTCATGGGCGGCTTTCAGCAGCTTTTTCGCCCCACGGGCCACGGCATTTTCCCTAGACGATAGGTGAGCGTATAGGTTTACGGCTTCATTCAGAGAAATCTCCCGGTTATCGCCAAGGTGGAGATATTCCCAGGAGGAGATGGCGGAGCGCACCGACTTGCTTAGTGATGGCGTGTTGAAGCGTTCAAAGAAGACGCCGGTCGCTTTGAGATGGGCCGCGACATCGTTGAGCATGTAGTTGGCTTGCGCCAGTACCAGCCAGTTGGCGTTGTTGAATTCGATATCTCTGGTGTCGTAGGCGCGTTGCACGGTGCCTTCGTCATCACGGGGCAACCACTTTTTCTTTTGCCGGTTGCGTATTCGATTGGCAACGGAATCCGCCAGCCGGAACACGGCCTTGGGAACACGGTACGATTGAGACAGGACTTCAGAACCTCCCTCCAGAGAGATGAAGTGGTTTACATCCGCCCCGGCCCAGCGGTAGATCCCTTGGTCGTCGTCCCCGGCAATGAACATGCGCTCGCATTTATCGTTGAGAAGGTGCGCGATTTGCCATTGAAGAGGCGTCAGATCCTGGGCTTCGTCCAGGAACACAACCTTCAAGGTGGGGATGTGCGCGGGGTTTGCAGCAAGCTCGACCAGCATGTCGGTGAAATCCTTTAACCCGCGTGACTGCTTAAATTTGGCATACTCCTGGAAGATGTGTTGCACCTCGTAGAAGGGATAACTGAGTTGGGTGGAGTTATAAGTTTGAGCGGGGTCTTGGAGCATGTTGCGTGACAAATCAATACACCGCATCAGGGGGTGATTGGAGCGCAACGGGATAAAGCCATCGTCTTCTCCCTTTTCAACACCGCTGGTTAGGTCCAGACCCATGAGATGTCCAAACTCTTTGAGGTGCGTTTCCTTCAGAACTTCGGCAGCGGTCAGGCCCAGCGTCTGAAACGCAAGGCTGTGCAGGGTGCGGAAGTAGGTGAAGTCTTTTTCCGGGTCCATGTTAAAACGCATAACGGCGCGGTCACGCGCTTCATGGCTGGCCTTGCGGGTAAAGGCGAAGTAGCCAATGTCATTTGGGCTATAGCCGGAACCAAGCAAGCGTTCGACCTCGTTGAGGAGGGTGGTGGTTTTCCCTGTACCGGGGGGACCGAAGTAGCGCAGCATCAGTCGTCCTTTCTCCAGATCGCGTCGAGGTCATATCCCAAGGCGTCGAGGAGACGCTCGACTTTGTAGATGGAAAGCTCGCGTGGCACATCCAGCTTTTCGTATTCCCCCACGGTGCGTTGCGGCATCTTGGCTTTGATAGCCAGCGCACGTTGGGATAGGCCAGATTCCTCTCTCGCTTGCCGGATCAAAACGCTCCAGTGATTTCTTAGAATGGCACATCCTCCTCATCGAACTTGGAATTGAACTCCTCATCGATTTGATCGTAAGCCGGAATGGACCAACACCGCACGGTACGGCCTTTGATTTTCAATTGCTCTGCCCTCCCGTCCATGTCCCGTAGGCGCTGGGCAATCTTGTTGGATTTGTACTCAAAAAATTTATTTCGCTTGAGGAACGCTTCCAGATCCTTGAGACGGAAATAGGTGCGGTCCTCTTTTTCGTTGGTCCATGGGCGACGGAGCAGGATCTCTTCTCTGTCCAAGGCTGTCTGCATATGCGTGGCGAAATCTTCCAGCATCTCGTAGAACTGACCCCGGATGCTGGTATCGTCCGAAGTTGTGATGACGGCCCCTTCCGTATCGACCATGGCGGAAAGCAACGTATTCATCTGCGCTTCCCACGCTTGTCGCGTCACGGTGCGGGGCATGAAATTAATTTGCTCCATGCAGAGGATTTGAAACCGGGGCTGCTTTTGCAAACCCTCCGTATCCAGTTCGACAGGAGAGCCGTTTACGTCGAGAAACCAGAGCGGCGGTTCGCTGTCATACTTACGCAGGTTGGCGACGGTGGGCGTGTTGGCTCCTCCTCCAACGCCATGCTTGCGGCTGCGACACAAATCCTTGTTGCAGAAATTACAGATGGGCTGGTCGGTACATTTATACTGGTAGTCTTTCTTCTTCAATTGGTCGGCTACGATGTTGACTTCGTTCAAATCCAGAGGAGGGTCCATAATCAATTGATTATGTTCAAGAATTTTGGTTTCCCATTCATCGGGGAACGCCTTGCGTAGGTAAACGCCTACGTTAAAGAGGCCATTGTTTCGGGTGCCTTCCGGGAATCCCTGACGAAAAAGAGCCTGTAGGCATGGGGGTCCGTCCGGTAGCCGCTTGTCGATTTGGACGGCTTCCTCAGACGCGAGGTTGTCCAGTTCTTCTTCTGTAATGGCAGACGCTTCCGCCATGTCGAGAAATTCTTCCAGAGTGGCTGCACTGCCGTCAGCGTTGAAGGCGTATCGTAACCCACGTTCTTGATCGAAATAGGGAAGGTTCAAGAAATTGCCGGTATCGCCCCGCTCCAAAACCAGCTGGATCTGTTTTGGGAATACTTCCGTATTGGATGCATAGCCTAGCTCAGAGGTCACTTCCTTCAGCTTGGTTTGCAGCTTTTCGGCGGCGACGGCTTCCTTGAGAAATAGATAAAGATGTCCCCCTCCGGATTTGCTACGGCAGACGACAAGGGGAAATTTCAATTGGGAGATGTGGTTAATAAGCTTGGTGTGATCCAGGGGATAGGTGTCGATGTCTATCGCCCCCCACAAGCATTGGTTGTTCTCGTTGATGGGAACAACGCCAACACCTTGTTCGCCGTTTAAATGGGCGTCAAAAGTCTTCAAGGTCCGTGGTTCGTGAACGATACGAGCCTTACCCTTGTGCTTGCCGTTAGCTGCCTTACCCGTTATATCGAACGTGCCGTAGGCTCTGTTCAAGCCCCGGAAAAGACGGCTGAATCGTTTGGTGAGTTCCTTTTCCACAAGAAATTGGAGGGACCAGGACTTGGCTCCCGGCCCCTCCTCCCCCCCACTCTAGAAGGGCGTGTCTTCGTTGGAGGATGGTGCTTCCTCTTCCCGGACATGCTTAACCTGCACCTGCCCAGCAGCGATGGAATCGTGGAAGAGTTTTGCTTCCCGATAGAAGTTCACATCCTCTATCGGTCCTTCCTTGTCGATGAACCATCCGTGCCAGCTTCCGTTTTTGTTTTCTTCACCCACGGAAGTCAGATGCCAGACATGCGAATAACGAGCAGGGATGAACAAGTTACCATCTCCGTCCTTCATCTTGCTGGACTTGATGGAGGAGTTCCACTGCTTCGACTTCTTGAACTGCGTAGCCTTCATTGGCAGCAGCGCCTGTTGGGTAAGATCGTCCTCATCGATGATAAGAACGTAATGTTGGGCGGTGCGCTCAAGATAACGACCACTCCCATCGACAACGTAGTCTTTGTTGTCTTCGCCACGCTTCGTTGCCGGAATCTCTTCGTCCGCAGCATAGATACGATGCGGTGCGCCTGTGCCGGTGCCTCGCGGCTCCCACTCTATGTACTGAAGAGTGTATGCACAGTTGATGACCCGGACGCCGTCTTTGCCTTTGACGACTTCCTTCGTCACGGTGTTGTAGATATCACCGGCCTTGGCATTATCCAATTCATCCAGTTCCGGAGACATCTTCTGCAAGATTTTCAGAAACGGGATGGCGAGGTCTTCGCTGCCCAGGTTGGTAACACCTTCGCCAGCGTCGGCTGCAAACAGGTCAGGCGTGACTTCCCCAACCTCAGTTTTATTTTTTTTCGCTACTGCTTTTGCCATATCACTTGCTCCTCTTGATCGTGGCTCGTTGAGAGATGTATGCGCCGAATAAATCAAGCGGGACGGCGTCACCCGCTTCTACCCGTTCCCGTAGCCACGCCTTCAAGGTCATCGACTCGACCTTTTCGTTTTGGCTGGGAACGAATCCCTCGCTACCGCATAGACCGATAAAAGCTGTGGCAGCTTTGTCTTCGCCACGACCAAAGGTAACGGTAACGTTATTTTTAACGAGATCACCAAAGCCGTGGGAACGGAGCCAGTCGAAGGCTTCGTCTTTACGGTCTTTGGGGATGGAGGTTGAGTAAATAGGTTTGACGGCAATTTCGCTGCCATCCATCAAGGTGAATTTCCGAAGGCCCATTTCTTCCAGGGTTTCGGGAAGCTGCTCATCGGTAATTTTGTAAAGAGCCGCCTTCGCTGTTTTTGTCTGCGCCTCCAAATCGAAAATAATCGATTCGAGGCTGCTGGCTTCCTTTGCCAGCTTGGCGACGGCATCTAACTTGCCTTCGCTCAGATGGTCCAGCTGATCCGTATCAGCGTCAGCGGCCATCTCTTCTAAAATGTCTTTGTTTTTCATCTTGTTTCCTCTTTCCTTCATTGGCGGTTGACTACGCCGTCAAAACCCCTTATATGTGAGCTTCTGGGAAAAAGCAAGATAAATCTGATGGATTATAAATTTTTAACAAAGCCCTATAAACACCAAGAAGATGCTTTCAACGCGAGCGCCGAATGCTCGACATATGCACTCTTGATGGACATGGGAACCGGTAAGACAAAGGTCGCGTTAGACACGGCAGCTTACTTGTATGAGGAAAAAGAAATCGACTTCGTTCTCATTGTAGCGCCCAAAACCGTCATTGCCAACTGGGTGCCGGAAATCCACAAGCACCTCCCAGACAGGTTTCCAAACAAGATCCTGCTGTGGAAGCCCTCCCTGACCAAGGCCATGCGAAAGTCGCTGAACACCCTTTTCCAGGACGGCGACGGGTTGAAATGCCTGTTGATGAATGTCGAGGCGTTCAGTACCCGCAAGGGAGTGGAGGTAGCTTCCCTCTTCGTGAAGAAATTCAATGTCTTCATGGTGGTAGACGAAAGCACCACTATCAAGAACCGGAAAGCCAAGCGGACCAAAGCTCTGTGTGACTTGGGCCGTGGTGCGCGGTACAGGCGTATCTTGACGGGGTCCCCGGTGACCAAGTCTCCGCTGGATCTTTTCAGTCAGCTGAATTTCCTGGACCCGGACATTCTAGGCTTCACCTCTTACTACGCATTCCAGGGACGGTACGCGATTGTTCAGCGCCGTACTCTGGGAAGTCATTCTTTCAACCACATCGTCGGATTTCGACGGCTGGACGAACTCACTGCTAAATTGGAGCAGCACTCGTTCCGTGTCCGTAAAGAGGACTGCCTGGACCTTCCAGACAAGGTCTATGTCAAACGGGACATCGAACTGACCAAGGAACAGAAGAAGGCTTACGACCAGATGACGCATTTGGCGTTGGCGCATCTGGACAGTGGGGAGTTGTCCACGACCAAAAACGTTCTCACCCAGATCATGCGCTTACAGCAAATTTGCTGTGGTCACCTGACGGATGACGAAGGCGTCGTGCATGAGCTACCCTCCAAGCGTTTAGATATGCTTCTGGACTTATGCGAAGAGATACAAGGTAAGGCAATCATATGGGCGACATGGACCATGGACATTCGTTCGATTGCTGATGCCTTGCGTGACCGCTACAGCGTACAGGCGGTTGCAAAGCTCCACGGGGAAACGCCGGATTCTGAGCGCCAGGAGATCGTGGAAACTTTCCAGGATCGGCAATCAGATCTGCGGTTCCTTGTGGGGCACCCTAAAACGGGCGGCTATGGGCTAACGCTCACTGCCGCCAACACGGTCATTTATTATTCCAACAGCTATGATTTGGAATTGCGGCTTCAGTCGGAAGACCGCGCCCACCGGATTGGGCAGACAAGCAAAGTAACATACATCGATCTGATCTCCCCCTCCACCGTAGACGAAAAAATCGTTCGCGCTTTGCGTAGCAAGATTAACATTGCTGATCAGATTTTGGGGGAACAAACCCGCGAATGGTTGCAATAAAAAGGACTAAGGAAAATGGCAACAGCTAAAAAAGAAAGTGTGACGATCAATGTCAGCAAGCTTACGCAAAAGGCTTGTAACCTTCGGTTAATTGGAACAACTCCAATGTATCAGAACCGGATGAGCGCCAAGGCCAAACAGGAATTTTTGGTTGGTAGCGGGAAAGGCAAATCCAAACTGGATAAAGCCTACATTAAACATGATCCTCTTCAGGAATATCGGGATGCAGCTGAAGTGGTTCTTGACGGTCCTACAGCTTTGGGTCTCAAGGTCATCGCTGTAAAGGCAGCTATGGCGACTGCTGCTCTTGAAACGGCGGGTGTTTTTAAAACCGAAATTCAACGCCTCTTGTTCATGCCGGGAGATATGACACCTCTATACGGTACTCCATATCTCAAAATGGATATCGTGCGCCAGGGTGGCATTAACAAAACTCCTGACATTCGGACACGCCCGTTTATACCTAAATGGGGGGCGGAAATTGAGATGCGTTACATCGTTCCCCAGCTTAATCTTACTTCTCTTTTCAACATCCTTTGCAATGCAGGGGTACTGATAGGATTAGGCGATTATCGTCAGGAAAAGGGAAAAGGCAACTTTGGTTCCTTCCGCGTCATTTCAGCTGACGATCAAGACGACGAGTGGGATGAACTGGTTAAGCATCACGGGAGAAAAGCGCAGGAAAAAGCGTTAAAGCTTCCGGTGTGCGCTGACAGTGATACGGAAGACCTAATGGACTTCTTCAATTCGGAAGTTGAACGGAGGGAAGCCGCATGAAAATGACGCGCCAAAAACGACAGGAAATCGTTAAAGAATTCTGTCTTAATCATAACGGGATTTATAGTCCTGGAACGTTTGTAGAGGAGGTCAGGTCCGTGGGGCCTGACCACCCCGCTTACGGATATTTTACGTGGGACGATACTAAAGCTGCTAACCAACAAAGAACATGGGAAGCGCGGATGTTCGTCCAAGGACTCAAGTTGGTTTTTGAGGTAGAGCATATTTCTCGCACAGGAAAAATTAAAGTGCAGGAAAGAGAGGTTCCCCTTCTTCTCTCTCCCTCATCAACGAGACAAGAGGGGACTGGCTACTACATGTTCGATCCTGACGATCCGGATCATCTTGAGGAACTACGCCGCCAAAGTGTTGTCGATTTGAAAGCATGGATAGAAAGATACTCAGTTGCTCTATCTTCGGCAGGGCTGACTACACAACCTCTTGACCGAATCATCTCTATTCTGGAATCTCCTCCCGCTGTCCTACAAGCAGCGGAGTAGTGGCAAGGCAGACACGGTTGGGTGCGGTTTGATGAGGTCGGGACGGGTCCGGTTGGGTTTGATGTGATTTGGAGCGGCACGGCAGACAAGGTGCGGTCGGGAGCGGTATGGTTAGGTCGGGAGCGGTTCGGAGCGGTAGGGTCTGATATGGCTCGGCACGGCAGGTTAGGCGGGATGCGGTTTGATGGGGCCGGGTTTGATCTGGTTTGGACTGGTGCGGACTGACAACGCAGGTATGACGAGGTGCGGTAAGGTGTGATATGGGTTGGCGCTGCAACGCAACGCCGGTATGGTGAGATATGGCGCGATTCGGAGCGGCATGGCAAGATCAGGTATGACAGGCGTGTACCGGCGCGATGGGGTGGGCACGGCGCGGCAAGACAACGCAGATAAGGCAGGATATGGTGCGGCAAGGTCGGGTTAGGTTCCGATACGGCGCGGCAAGGTCAGGTATGACAGGCGTGTACCGGCGCGATGGGGAAAGATGAGGCGAGATCGGGCAGGGTTTGATTTGGCGCGGCATGGCAGACACGGTTATGATTTGGCGCGGTCTGATAGGGACTGGAAAGACAAGGACTGGAAAGGAAAAAACATGTCCATAGTTATAGGGTTGATATCGTTACTGTTTTACGAACAGCATTTCACTTTCTTTGAGCAAGTCAGAAGCGAGCGTCACGATGGAGCCACGTGGGAATACGTGGGCCACCAGAAACCGGACGCTGATGCAGAGTCCATTGTGTTTCAGTGCATCGACGTGGACAGCGAGGAACCGTGCGGGGAACCGTACATCTTGTGGAAGCTCAAGAAGTAGCTACTTAAACGGCTCCCAGATCTTACCGTCGAAGCGTTTAGCTACCTTGCGGTTGGTGTCCAGGTGATCGAAGCTGGCATGAATCCAACCTGAGTTGGGTTCGTCTTTGATAAAAAATTCCAGTATCAGCTGATCGAATTCGCAGTTGTTCAGTACCCAGCGAGCTACTGCCGGATTGGCTATGCCGGGAAGCTCAAAGTCCACGGCTTTTCCCTGAATATGCTGAGAGGTGTCGGAGGACCCTAACTCCCGGTTAAGGTCCAAAGACCGGAAACCGCTGGAAGGACTGAAGGGGATGTCGTATTCCACCCTGACCGGTTCCAAAATATGCTCACACACTTTTTTCAGGTTTTCGATCTGGCGCGGATGCGGCTCATTACGAATGCGACGACGAATCGCCGTTTGGGACTTCGTCAGTTCAGCCAATGTAAAATGAGGAGAGAGCCTCACTTATCGCTCTCTCAGATCACGACCTAAGTCGTTGAAATATTTTTTTATTGAGCCAAATACATTTTCTAATTTATTAGATTTCGTCCATTTACCCGTTGGATCATTTATAAGTCCAATGGTTGGGGTCTGTGGTGGGGGCCTTCTATGTCGTTTAACATTTAACCTTCCTGCCAGATTCTTAATCATGGACATATTTTTTAAGATAGCAGGATTAGTAAGGAGTTCGTCTTGATCCTGTACGAACCCACGTCTAACAAAATAATCAGAAGTATCTTTTTGGACGTTTTTATTTCCTCTACTAAAAATCGTTTCAAATAATCTAACGTAGTCCTCTTCATTAAGTGAAGACGTACCTTTACGACCGTCACGAAGGGTGTCTACAGTTACCGGAGGAATAAACGGACCATGGACTTTTGCCATTTCTTGAATTGTTTTATGCAGAAACTCATGCAGAATAAGTGAATTTTGTTCGTCTTTATCCGTAACACCAGCAAGAAGGGGGTCTACGATATTGATAAAAGGCCCTTTTGTAAAATGTTCCTGTGGGGTCCCTTTTAATCTACTCATTAGCATAGGATTACTTTCTTCAGTAATTCCTTTACGAAAGAATGTTCCGTCCGATACCACAGTCTTTCCATTCTGTTTCCATCTACGTTCTATATCAGTTTCCACTATGGGTAGATTTACCGGGTTATCTATATTTTGGAATTCTATCAAAGGATACGTTTCCCCCTCTCTCATAATCACTTCACTTGCTTGCTCCTGAATAGGGGAAGCTCCATGTCGCTCTATATTAGGAAAATCCCTTAAAAAAATGTCTAAGGGACTTACCTCATTTAATACTGACGCGGATACCGGAGGAGGCATCGGATTTAAGAAACCATTTGTCGTGGTTTTTTAGGGGGACAAGCTGATACGGAACCCCCGTGGGCACCGAAAACAGGATCGTTGGGGCCGAAAACTTCGCGCCCTGCCATTTTAATGGGACTCACCTGACCTAATGTCGAAGATTCTAAAGCGGAGAAGGCGGGAGGAGACCCTTCTGTTAAAGAGGCATATTGTCTGGGAGGAGCCGGTGCCCCGGCAGGTGGTTGCAGACCGCTGGTTGTGGGGAGAATAGCGCCGGGGTCCCAGGTCCCTGGGCGTTGTGGATACCACCCATAAGGAAATCCGCGTAGTTCCAACTCAGGATCTTCTTCTCTGTGTAGGTCTTCTGCTGGTTCCGTAAGAACTTCCAACGTAGTCCCCCGTGGGAGAATGAGACGCTTATAAAGATCCGAGAAGACTTCCGGGCTGTTGATTTTACCTAACTTGACAGCCTCTTGAGGATTGAGTGCGGCTTCAACGACTAAATCGGTAATTTCATGCAAGGTTAAACTTTGACCCAGACGTTTACCGAGCCTTCCACCAAGGCCCGCTGCCCACAAAGCATTTAATATCTTTGTTTTTGCTGCAAGCGTTAACATTGAAACGCGGCCAAGGTTAGACCACAATTCCTGACTGACAAAATCGGTGGGAATAACGGCAAGTTGGGATTCGGGCGTTATCCTACCATATGGTCCCACTTCCGTGGCCGTTGATGCCAGTTTAGTTAGCCCCGGCAATAACGCAGGATTATTCGGGAACGTTTTTTGAAGCAACTTACGAATGTTGGGATCACTTATAAGCTCTCTGAATTTAGTAGGATCAAAAATATTCGTTCCTAAAAGTTCCCCTGTCTGCTTGGCTACAGGATCTGGGCTGCTTGTAGCTCGCGCCCAAAGATCACTTATTAATGCCGCTTTAAACCCGTCCGTGGCTGTTTCATTATCTCTTATAACGGACAGGAAATTTTCTATCTCTGTGTCTGGATGATTGGATTTTAGGACTCGGTCCACTAAGCTTGTTGTAGCGTATCCGGGATCAGCCCCGAAAACACTCTGAAGTGCCTTGTCACCAGCTATTCGTTTACGAGTAGTGGTGAAATAGTCCACCATGTCCTGGGCATTAACCCCCTCATGCAACAAACCTTTTTCTTCTAAAATTTTAAATTGACGCAAAGTCTGATTATTAAGGGAGCGGTTATACACATCCATTGCAGCGGTTAAATTTTCTGTGTCCGTCATCATGTCAATAAGATCACTACGACCATTCTGGTCTAACCACGTTAAAGCGTTTTGATATTGAGATTTGAATTTTTGTACGTTTTTAGTATTAATTTCCAAGCCTTTAGGAAGCCACGTACCTAATTCATTCAACAATATACTTTCAACAACCTCCAAGGCCTGTGGCGTAGGCGCATATTCTTTATCAACCACTACCGTGAAGTCTTTCTCAGAGGCTCCCGTTTCCCAATCACCAATTTTTTGCTTGGTAAAGGGAACGCCTTCTAACTCAAACAACGACTCCCCTCCGATAAGGGCGTCTTCATTAAATACGGCTCTTTGTACCGGTTGGCCGAAATCGTTTAATACAGGCATCCCGGTGTCAGCATCCTTTACATATTCTATGCTAATTAAATCATTGCTGAATTGTTGAGTAGCCGTGTCTATGGCTCTTATCTGAGCGGCTTGTCTTCCTCCTCTATCTACCCTTTCTAATACCTTCTCTGGAACCATTTCCTCTGCAATTACAGGTTCTGCGCCTTTTTTACGTAGGACATCGCCCCGTGCCGATTCTGCCCTCCGACTTATCGTACTTGCCTCCTTGGCAAGTCTAAGGTCCGCAGGATCAAGAGTACTAAATACACGGGGGTCTAATAGTTGCTCCAGGGTGGAGCGCAGACCGGTTAAATTTGCCATCAACCGCTTATTAGGAACCTTTTTACCTTGTTCCACTCTTAATCGTTCAGCAATGTCCGAAATCACATCCGTCACATCTTGGGCGGATATGCCTTCAATAAGCTCCCCTGAAAAATCCCTAGAAGCCAATCGTCCTTTATTTGATAAGCCAGGAAGAAATTCTGCTAGATCTTCGGGCGACATAGGGATACCGGCCTCTAAGGCTGCTCGCATTTGACCAAGTTCCGCCCTTAATGCATTTTCTTGCTTTCTAAGACTAATAGCCGCCTCAGAAAGAGGGGCTTCTGTAAAGTCAAAGGCTTCCTCAAGCGTCACCCCACGCCCTGCTTCGGCGTCCTTTACATCTTGAAGAATACGATTGAGGGGGCGTTTTTTACCAGCCGGTGTAAATACAGTAATATCAAGGTCCTCGGCGCGGTTCCATACATTCTGTGTGAAATCAGCATCGCCTTCCATCGCCCTGATAATTTCTTGATCTTCTAACGTGCGTACAGGGTCTCCTTTCGCTTCACTGGAAATTTTCTCAAGAAGGTATGCCTCTCCATCTATTTGTCGGATGTCTTTACCCGCTAACTCAGGGAAATAACCGTCGTCATGGGCTGCTTCAAACATCTCTTCCCATGAACCTGCTTTTGGTTTTGCAGGTTCTCCAGGCAGGAGCGCAGGACCAACATCAGTTTCCTCTATTAAAAGTTTCTTTTTACCCGGCTTACCCTTATGCCACTCACCTAAATCCAAGTCTCTCAACTCACCGGTAGAACGAATACCGCCGCGTTCGGAAATGAATTCAAGAAGAGTAGGACCAAGCTTGGCAACAGGGGTCGGTCTGGCTTCGGCAGTAGTGACAGCTACCTCATCCGTTCTTTTTTGCTTTGCGTAGTCTTTACTTATAGCCTTTATTTGTTTTTGTATGTCTTTTAGTTGGAGATCCCGTGCTTCAGCTTCGGGATCTCCTTTACGCATCGCCTTCGCAAGGGTTCCTTCACCCATCAAGTGAGCAAGTTGGACAGGGAGATCTCCAAGTTTAAATTTTGTTTGTGGTGAAAGAGCTTCTACCCATCCAACGGCAAACTCTTCCGGTGTAAGACCGCTAATGTCGGCTCCTTTATGATCAACGGCCCCTTGAGGAAAGACGATGTTATCTTCTACTTTTGTGTCTAAGCCTTTTATACGTTTCCACGCAGCCTTTTCAAAAAGACTAAATTCTCTTTGAGCATCTGCATACGTGTCGCGGATTAGTTTTCCGACAAAACGTCGTTCATCCGAAGGAAGATCATCAACGCTGCTTAAACCGCGTTTCTCCAGCATAGTTTTAATGCCGTCGTGCCACATATTTAAACGTTCTTGGGCGGCCTCCTGCGCGGCTAATAGAGCGTCGTCCATTGTACGGTTAGTATCTTCAAACGCATCCGCTACTTTGGTTTTTGCCTCTTCACTTAAAAACTTCAATTCGCTGGGGGCACGGCCTTGTAGGTTGGCCTCCATAACCAAGCGGCGACGGGTTTCGTAAAATTGCGGTGTGTCTCCTGAATCAATTACTTTGTCATAGTCAATCTTGAGTTCGTCAGCAGAGCCGCCCCGTATTCCTCCATAATCAATGTTTTCAAGGTCTATATGTTGAAAACCTTCGGCTTCAACCGGACGTTTAAATTGGCGTTCAAACACGTCAAAAATCTGATCGCGGCGCTCCAGAAGTTTTTGAGTTTGATCGGCCCAGAAGCGTGACGAATCAGGGCGCTCGTAAGCAGAACGTATTATGGCATCCTGGAAATTGGCAAATTGACGAAGATCTAAAATTTGATCGTCTAATTTATTAATCTCCACTTGAGAGGCTTCTCTAGCAGTTGGATCAAGCTCCGATAGCCGCGCCTTTAAATCCCTGCTTGCCGCTGCAAGCCGCGCTGCTTCTGTTCTAGACAGTTCCGGAGTTGTAAAAGCCAACCCGGAAGCTTCATCAAGATGTCTCCTTTCTTCGACAGCCTTCTCTAGAATCTGCATCGTGCTTGCATAACGCTCTTGTGTAGTTTTGGATGAGGACCCGGCCAACGCACCAGCGCCCATCGTCGCCTGAAAGCGAGCAGCTGTAGCTGTCGGCTTAAACATAGGTTCAATAATTCCTCGCCTAAGCGCCCTTGACGGAGTAGGGATAGCGCCCCAAGATTTTAATGCGGTATTTTTTCCAAAACGTACAAGCCCCGGTGCTGCAATAGCACCTGCCATGGCAAACATTTCTTGAAGTAAGGGACTTTCAGGACCGACTTCTTCCAGTATAGGTTTAATAGTTTCGTATGCTCCTGCTGCTGTAAATCCTGCTCCAAGCTCTTCCCTCATCCGTTTAGTACCTTCCGGCGTTTTGGAAGAATAGAAGTCACGCCATTTATCCAGTATATTTTTTACCTGAACGGGATCTTTGATAGAACGTCCTGGTGTCGCGACATTTTTAATCAAACGTACAAGCGCACTGGTTCCTCCAGCCAGTTCCGAAAACGCTTTCATTTCTGCCGCCCCACTTAGGCCAAATTCCATTCCGGACGAAACCACCTTCTCCACATAACCCTCGGGGTCCGGAGTGATATCGGTGCCACCAAATATAATTGAAAACCAGGGAGGCTTATCCTGTTCTTCTAGATGCTTATCCGCTATTCGTATGAACCGTTGAAGCCGTTTTCTTTGGGCGACGGTTCCATACTCGGCAAAAGCGGCACTTTTTTCTTCCCTCTCTTTTTTCATTTCAGCAGAACTAAGCCACGGCCAGGGAACAGGATCTCCAGCTTCTTCATAATGCCTTTGAATAAGTTCTTTAGGTAAAGGAACCATAAGAGCTAAACTTATAAGGTCAGGAACGATACCGGCAATGTTAGCGGGGATAGCGCGGATGTTCGGTTCTATCACCCGTTGTATAAAATGTCTTTTGTCTTCACTGACAAATTGCTCAAAAATATGCCTCGTATAAAAATCCGACTTTTCATCATTATCAAAATTGACCCACATCTTTTTTAGGTCATCCGGAGTATCGTCGGTCTCTATGCTCGTTTCATGTGGATCTAGCTCGTCTTTACCCGGCAGCCGACTAAAAGTATGCTTGAAATATCCCGGAATATCGGTCGGCTTCGACTCCACCACAATTCCAGGCCACGCAGTTTGAACTTGTTCAACCATCAGTTTTGTCGCTTAAACCTAAGAATGTCTTTATAATATTTAACAAGTTTCCTAAGTCGTGGCTTATCAGCCAGCAACGCTTTCCTTTTTACCCATATGTTACGAAGAAACTTCCCCTCATCGTCATGTACCGGTTCAGGATATTTTTTAGCACCGGTTTTTGTGCCTTCAAAAAATTTCAAGACTCCCTCTTGTCGAACCTGCTCCATTTCTTGCGGAGAGTATTGGGGCTGTGCTTGCCTAAACGCCGGATAAGTTTGACCTACCCACGGAGTAAAATAGTTGTGCTTTGTTTTGCCCGGCAAATTCACACCAAGCTCCACGGCAAGCCGGAGATTTTCATCGGAAAATTCAAAAGAACCTAAGCTCTGTAAGTCATTTTGAATATTTCTCTGTAAATGGTCCATTAATAATCTTATTTTAGCAGCCGTAAATGATTCTGGTTTCCCAGCTGTTGGTGTGAGTGTCTTCATACCTTTAAGGTCTTGCTCTGTAATACGCTGTTCTCCAGCAGCTTTAGCAAGTTGGCGACCGAGAATGTTATCAAAGTAATTTAACTGAGCAAACATCTTCCTCGACTCTTCCGTTGACAAAGATTCAACGTACTCCGAAAAAGGAATTGACGTTACGGCAAATTTCGATAGTGGCCCGGTTACAAAACCTAAAGCACCACTTTCAACAGCAGTTTTAGTGAAGTCCTTTAACATACGTAGAGTTTGTAATTTTGTCGCTAACTCTGAGGCAAATTTTTGACTCTTCGGATCGTCTTGCCTCTTCCGTCGCGCAGCTTGTATTTCAGCTTTTCGATCTTGTATTTTCCCTAACTGCATCCCAGGACTAGGAAACTGTCCTATATCAATATGTATACTTCGATCAGCAACAGCGGCCTCCAAATCCAAACGTTGTTGAACAATGTTGGAATTAAAACCTTCCAATTTTTGACCAGACGCAGGTCTGTCCCACGACTCAGGGTTCATTGAATTTTTATCAAAAAGATCTCGGACTAGATTGACGCTTAAAGCTGCTCTTCCACGAATGCTGTTCAACATTTCCTGACTGCGAGGAGTCCAATTCTTGGGTATAAAAGCAGCAGGAGGCACCTCTTTTATATCCGCACCTTCGTCAGTGAACACTTGTTCACCCTTGTTTAATTGTGATAATTGCGCGTTATAAGAAGTAACACGTTTTGCTTCAGGAAGACCAATTCCAAAGTCTGATAACGTTTTGTCAGCAAAAATTTTAGCGTACTGAGGCGCTAATGCAGCGTAGTCTTTGCCGGCTTTAATGGTTATCTCAGAGAGACGCAGGGTAGATCTAAGATTAGCATCTATGACCTTACGTTCGTTGTTGGTTAGTTCTCTTGGCTTACCCTCCCGTGGCCCTTCTTGTTCTATTATATCAAAATATTTAAGCCCTGGACTTGCTGGATGTATACGGGGATTAATACGTAAGCCAGCTACACTTTTGTATTGATGTTTGTCGAAGAGAAATGGAAGGTTCCGTATAAAATTATTATATCTTTCTGCTGCTTTTTCTTCTTCTAGTTTCGCCCCTGTAGCCTTACCTGTTGTGTCCGTAACCTTTCTCGCTTCCAGACCCTTATCTGCTAACTCTTTTGATGAAAGTATAGTCCCTGCACCAACCTCCCGGAACTTGCCTATATCATCTCCTTTATTAATAACTTTATAAAGTGGGGTTACTCCGCCTACTTTATAAACAGAACCTTCGTCTGATCCTCTAGTGTGATACAACTTATAATCTTGGGTTTGCAGGGTTTCTTTTAAGCCCTCCGTATCCAAAGCGGGAGCGGCATTTTGATGATGAATAATGTTGCCGTCAGCATCTTTTACGTCTCTCAGATACAAATCCCGACCGCCTACATCCCTTAGCTGTTGGTCTCCTTTATGGAAAAAGCTAACAAGAGGTTTTCCGTACTTCTTCGTCTTCGAGTCATAACTAACAATATCGTCTACTTTTACAATTGAACCCGCTTGTGCTTTCCTTGCCAATTCGGCTTTGACAAGGTCCATGGCATGGCCTTCTCTAGTTCTTTTACCGGCTAAAATATCGCTGTACGCTGCAAGCGTTACTTCTTTTTCTTCTGCTTTTTTAGCGAGTTCCAAGGCCATCTTCTGCTTTTGAAGATTAGCTGCAACTTCTCCAACTTGAGGAGCCAAGGGAGCCAAGCCGCGTCCTAGCGTCGTCAACGCCCATTCGCCTTCGCGTGGCGGGGTTCCTGCTGCTGTAAACCCTGCTTGTGCCATAGCCAGGGCTAATTGAAGCTTACTCGTTTCCTGGGTTTGCGCTAAATATTTGGCATAGTCGGTAGGTTCCATGCCGGGAAGACCAGCTAATTGAGCGCGTTGAGTGCGAGCCGCTGCTAATTCTTTAGCGGTAAGCGGACCACCCACGCGGGATGCTTCTAAAATAGAAAGAATGTCCGGTACATCTTGTTTTAACGTTGAAAGACGAGACGACATCGTGGGCGCAGGAGAAGAAGCACTGATAGGGTTGATACGGTGACCCATAAAACTAGACCTGTCCTACGGCTTCCATCATTATTTCTTCCATGCCGCGTGGCGTTTCTTCCACTTCGGCCATGGCGATTTCTTCCATACCGCCGCCTTGAGGATTGGCTATGCCGCCAATGGCATCGACCATCGCGCCGGTTTCCAGGGCCATGTTGTCGGCCACTGCTGCTTTGGCACCAACATTCATTATGCCGCCGCCCATATCTTCTTCCATACCGACTTCGGCAAGCTCCTTTTGCATCAACGCGCCAATGCCTTGGTCCAGTTGTGCGAGAGCCAGGGTAGGCTGGACGAGCGCCAAGACCGAATCAGGGGTACGGTCAGCGTCGTCTCGTCCAACCACCTGTGCAAGCTTCGTCCGGTAGTCTTCAATTCCAAGGTTGTCGTCCCAGACGATGTTCATCAATTCGTCGTAGCCTTCGGCGGCGTCTATCTGGCTCATGCTTTGACCGGCTTCCGCTTCGGCGGTTTGCTGGATGCCTTCCATCAGCATTTCGTTGGTGCCTTCAGACACCGCTTGAGATGCCGCTTGCATGACTTCCGGAGGAAGTTGCTGGGGTCCCATAGGCGGCATACCGCCCGGAGGCATTGGAGGACCCCCCATAACCATTTCCGGTGGAAGAGAGGGTGCCATCCCACCGTTCGCCATACGAAACATGGGCCTGTTATAGACGTTTCCGGTCACTAGAAGAGTCCTCCAACCTGTTTAGCTGCCGCTGCCGTTCCCAAAAGTCCTACGCCCAAGCCGCCAAGTTGCTGGAAGGTACTGGGTTGCGGAGCAGTTGGCGAAACCTGCGAGCCAAGGATAGTCTGGCTAGACGGTGCGCCACGATAAATGTCGGACAGGAACGCTACCCGGCTTTGGGGTTCCATGAGTTGGCGCAGCTGGTTGGCGTAATCGGCCCCCAGCCGCTCTTGTTCGACGCCACGTGCTTCTGTTCCCAGCAGACGTAAGGCGTCGATGTCCCCTAAACCGGTTCGTTGCGCGAGTTCCGCCGCGCCCAGCTGTTGTCCGCCAATGCCAGCGGCTAGTCCACCAATGCCGGTGAAAAGTTGGGACGCTTGCTGTTGCCGCGCTTGCTGATTTTCAAAAGCTGTCTGAGACGATTGCAGAGCTTGGGCATAATTTTGAGCGTTCAAATCCGCCAGTATCCTGGCTCTCGCTTCTTGTTGCCGTCCCCCTAGTTCCGCTTCCGCTACGCCAAAGCGGCTTCCGCCGAATGCCCCGGCTCCCACGCCTTGTGCGGCGAGTTGGTTTTGCTGAATTTGCCCCTGACGATCTAGCTCTGCCAGGGTCTGTTCAATTACCTGCTGCTGGAAGGGGTTGGTGTAAGGAGAAAGGTCCGAAGGCTGAAACAGGCCGGTACTCGCTTGTGCGGCTGCACGTGCAGGATCTAAAGCACCAAGACCGGTTCCCAACGTGCCGAAACCCGTCGTCAGATAATCCTGATAACCGCCAATTCCTGATGGGGCCTGGGCGCGGGTTCTGGCTACATCATAGAGAGGATCAAGACCGGCGATTTGCTGTGTGGGAAGAGTAAGAGGAATGTCCGCGAGCGTCTTGCCCGATTCCATCAAGCCAAGTTTCAAAGCCTCTATTTCAGGGGCTTCGCGTATTACTTGTTCTGAGATTGTCGTTTCGGGCATGGCTACGTCTTCATTTCAAAATTACGCATCATCTTGTACATGTTGTTGGGACCACCTGCGCCGTCCACCGCTCGCTTGGTCATAACGAATTCGCCGTCTGAAAGCATGGCGGGAACGTCGTCGGAAGTGGGCGTACCGGGACCTCTTATATGGCCCGTGCGCCGTGGGAAGTGGTTCACGCCTCCACCCCGTGCTGCATATGCAACGCCACCGGCCCCTCCTAGACGCTCTGCGAGAAGCCGGTTGTACGCATCAGAATAAGGTGTGAGGTTCTGGACAACATAGCGTTCCGGGTCTTCAGCTAAAAGATCTACTCCGGTTTCAGTTTCAACAAATCCTGGACGATCTCCTTCGACAACATCTTCTTCTTTAGCTTCCTCAAACCCTCCTCCTAAAGCCATCGCTCCCGCTCCCCCCGCTAACAGTGGGCCATAACTAGCCAAGGGTCCTGGTCCCGCAGCCTTATAAGCTTCGGTAGCTAGGGCCTTATTACCACCAGTAGCTTTAAGTACCTCTGCATATCGGGCAGTTTTTGCGGCCTCAACCGCCGCTTCAGATTGTCCCCCTCTAAACATCCAATCTGAAACAGTGTCCATAAAATCTCCTCCTCCGGTTGCTGTTTGCGTTACTGGTGCCGGTGCCGGTGCCGGTGCCAGTGCCAGTGGCGGTGGCGGTGGCGGTGGCGGGACTTCACCTCTCATAACTGCGTAACTTGGATCCCAGTTAGACGTATATGCAGGGGGCGGAAGTTTTGCTTGAGTCGGAGGCGTGGCTAACAAGAAATCTTTCAACGAGGCTCCAGGGGTTTCTCCTGTGAAAACGTCCGTCAACCTGTCCCACTGTTTACCTGCGGTAGGTGGTGCGGCTCCTCCCGGTAAAGTCCCCTGGACACCGGATAGAAATCCCTTACCAGTCATTAATCCTGTCAAGCCACCAATGCCCGCGCTAATTCCTCCGGAAAGAGCAGCAGACTTAAAAGCATCCTTTAAGCTACTCCCTCCTACCAGAGAACCTATCCCAGAGGCCAGCATCGTAGCGCCTATTTTGCCCGCCCCAAAAATACCAGGCAAAGCACCAGGTGCGCCTAAGAAAGGAATACCAAACAGGGTGGCGGCAATAGGAAGAATAGTGGGCGCAGCCTTCTTAGCGAACTTTAGAACCGACTTAACGGCCTTCTTGATGCCCTTGAATATGCTGCTGAAGAAGAATTCCGGAACCCCGGTTACAGGGTTGATGCTATTCAGTTCGTTGCCGACAACATAGGCTGACGGATCAAGGCCCATGTCTTTCATCTGGGTAAAGAGGAGGCTTTTGACTTTGGGGTTGGCGTTCAACACCTCCATGGGGATGACGGTTTCGCCTTCCGTCGCATGGACGATGTATATGTCTCCGTTGCGCCCATATTCGGCAAGCTTCTTGGCTTGATCCTGAATGGAAGCAATGCCAACAGGATACAGTTCATAATCAGGAGAGGCGTCAATATAAGATTGAAGGCCGGTCGCAGGACGATGCTGCACTTCCTGTAACATTATGAAAGCTCCAATACGCTTGCAAAGACGTAAATCTTTGAGGCCACATCGCAATTTAATAGGAGCGTATCACTGTCCTCAAGAACAAACGGGCCAGCGAGGGACGTGTCTGCATCGGTGCCAATACTGGTCTTATCCAATGTGATCGTAACCGAAGCGGAACTATCCGTTACCTTCGTATAAACGACTATAGTCCCGCTATGTGAATTATACAAATGGATATTCTGGACGATAGCCTCTGTAGCCGTGGGACACGTGTAGATCGTCACGTCTCCCGTATCGCCTATCAAAGCACCTATATTTTTGTACGCAGAAGCCATCGCAATAGTTTTTCGGTAAGTTTCCTAATCCACTCTTTCATCACATCATAAACCACGTGAACCCGTGGGTGTCGTCCTCTCCGCTCACCACCGCAGGGAAATCTATTTTGGTCAACGCCATTTCCAGATCCCGCATGATGCGGTTGAAATCCTCCACGTTGTAAGTATCTGGAACTAAAGGCATACTATGATCAAGCAGTTGAACCATTAGCGTCTTCCGTCCTGCCGGATTTCAAGCCGCGTGTCGCCCAGCGTCCACGCCGTATTGAGGGCTGGGTTGTCCAGGCGCAAAATGGCCGTGCGCCCACGACAGCGTACATCCGATTTCTGGGTACTGGACGTGACCGTCGCAGTAGCCTCGGTTACCAGAGCATCGCTGGGATAGTCCCGTGTTTTCAACACGTAGTCCACACTGGCCGCTGTACCCGATAAAGCGATATCCGGAATGATCTTGCTTACGAACAGGAAATTGTTCCCATCCGCCAGATCAAAATCGCCGGATTCGATAAACGACACCATCGCCGTACCGTCCGCGTTCTGACCGCTCTCCTGCACGTACACGTACTCAACGTCACTCGCTGACCCGGAAGCGCGAGGATTGTTGTGAAGACTGAAGTCCACCCAGGCAGTACGGGCCAAGGTGCCGATATCCCAGGTATTTTCCGTGTAGTTGAATTTAGCGTAGCGGTCTATCTCTGTAGCGCCTGAAGAGACGTAGAAGAAAAACACCTCGTCAAACAACCGATTGGAGGCTGCAAAAAACTTAAAGCTCTGGTCCAGGTTGATATCGTCAAATACGTAACGCACCACCGTGCAGGGGACCACCTGTACCCGCCCTGAATAAACGAAGAAATTCTCCGTATCCATCCAGAATATCTTGTCGGCAATCGTTACAACGGCGTTGGGTCCAATGATGGAAATGTTGTTGGACAACAGACTGAACTGGAAAGTAAACGGAGGACCGGTAAACCGCATGGAATGGAGGGATGCGTCCGTCCAGATTAAGATTTCCTGTCTGGTTTTTTGAGCCGATAGGATCTCTGACCCACTGGAAATGCGAGTGCTTCCGGATGTGTTGGTCGAAGTTGGGGTCCAATCAAAAGGAGCTTCCTGGTCGGACCACCGCACCAAGAGCAAATCCTGCGTTGTTTCTCCTAATTCGTTACATGCAAACGCGACCATATGCCTGTCGGCTCCCGACATCATAAGACGGCGTGTGACGGTAGGTGCATCCGAAGCTCCCGTTTGAGAAGCGAAGGACGTGGCCCTGGCATTCAGTCCTAACGTTTTGTCCCAATAATAGGGCGTACCGTCATAAGCATTAAAAGCTAAGTCTTCTCCCCAGTTGTCCTGCGTCCATAGCCTGACGCTCAATGGGGGAGTTGTTCCCTGGCCCCATCCTATGAAATCGTTTGCTTCCTTGACCGCCGTGCCGTCCGCATGACCGGCGGCACTTGTTCCCCGTACTCCTCGCACCACCCCAGCATCCAACGTGTTTGTGCTTTTGCCGGTGTATTGAATCAGTTCGTTTTCGATCTGGATCAAACCGACAAAAGTAGCCGCATCACTACTCGTATGAGCAGCAGCTGTCGTGCCGTCAGTACCACGCACTAAGTCGCTCAACGTGTTTGAAACATTGTTTCCGTATCGAATTTTCTCACTGTTGATCAATACGGTTCCCTTGTCGGGATAAGACGATGAATCAACCAGAGGTATAGATGTGCTTACATCCGTTAGATTGGCGCTAATAGTCGTGGATGCCGTTTCAAAGTCCGTGGCGGAAGTTAAAATGATGGAGGTCGCTGAATCGCTGATCAGACCATTAAGCGTGGTTTCCGAAAAGGGTTCGACAACGCCTCCCCACAACCCTGCGCCCCAGCCTGTACCGGCTACCGCTATCGTCAAACCAATTCTGATCTGGTAAGCCGCAACCACGGCAGATCCACCACCGGCCACGCTGCCGGAAGAGGCGCTCCCGGCTGTACTGACGGTGTAGCTGTTTTCGTTTACCAGGGTCAGCTGGAACTCTTTGTTTAATTGAGCAGCCGTTATGCCGTCTGTCGTGGTCGCCCCTGAAAACGTTACATAATCCCCGGTTCTCGCGCCATGTCCTGGAGCAGTGATCGTAACCACGCCGCTGGCTACGCTTCCTGTCGTAATGGGGTTGGCCCCCAGAGTGACGGAGGTCCGAAGAGGCGTAACATCGTTATATAGACCGCCCTCTTCGATGTAGAACTTGGATTCCGTTCCAAGACCCATGTACTTGGAACCATCCAACGCAGCCCACACGTGCATGGATCGTCCCGTACCAATGATGGTGTTGGAACTGAGCTTGACCCAGCCGCCCATCTTTTCAGGGCGTCCCTTGCGAAAGCGGATTAGATTGGAATCAAACCAGCCGTTTTCCGCTGCATAGGAGGTGGACTCTCTATTGATGCCTGGACGGAAAGTGACTTTGGTGAGGGGCATTAGACCTTGGTTACCAGTAAAGCGATTATCGTTCCCATCGCTCCCAGCAGAAGAGCCGTACCGCTCATCATCACGTGTTCCAACCTCTTCAAACGAGAGGATATGTGACGATACCGCTCCTCACACAGGGTCACGTGCATTTCTAAATCCGTCGATTCGCTCATTTAGAGTTCATCCGGCCAATCGTACATGGGAGCATTTCCCGTAGCTTTACCATCACCATCCACGGGGGTTACAAACATGGCTTTGAGCGCATCCACGTCGGCACAAGCATTAATAGCAGTCTCAATTGTGTTACAAGCCGCCCGTACCGCATCGCGATACGTCGAAACGTCCGAAGGAACAGCGGTGGTTTCCTCTGACAAACGAGTGACATACCAATCGGTAGAAGAAAGCCTGGAATGAGAAGAGGACTTGGTGGAATTAACCCAGATACTTTTCAGTCCAAGTGTGGTGACATCATCGATAGTAACATCATCCATGTCCTTGGCCGTTTCGTTGCCCCAGACCTGCTTCACGGCATCCGCTCCAATCTCGTAGCTGGAATTGCTGTATTTATAAAACGCAGTGTCGGTGGATTGCTCAGAGTAGGGGTAAATCCCAATTGCCTTTAATTCTTCCGCCGTCCAGGACCGAAAGATCGTCGCCGGATGATTCACATCCTCAATGGTCACGGCCTTGGGTCCGTTAATTATTCGTATGACCTGATCTGCCTTAACTAATGCCCACATAACTCACCGTGCCTTTCTCTACGTCTTGTTTGCCTTTGCAACTACCTTCTTCAGATGATCCATCTCGCTTCTGATGGTAGCTAGTTCTCTGGTATCCTTCTCCAGCTTCTCAGGACTGAGGATGCTGCTCACTATATCCAGCCTGTGCTTAAACAATCCATTGGACTGCTCTATTAAATCCAGACGACCATCCATCTCGGTCTTGCTTTTTATTAAAGACTCCACCCTCTCCAGCAACCCATTGATCTTGTACTTAGCTACAGCCGCCGATCCTATTATAGCCGCCACCATCGCTGCGATAGATATGAGATTAGAAGTTGTAAGCTCCATCTCTACACCGCTTTTGCCTGTGCAACTCCTGACCCTCCGAATGGATTCTCTGCGAAGGCAGCGTATATATAATCGCCACCACTAGCATTCACATCGCTGCCGTTACTTCTAACCTTCCACCCATTAGCTAAAAAATCCTGATCATTTCCCGCCCCATCTACGTTTGTTAGATTAGGATGAAGTTGCAAAGCTCGTGGATTAATAGGGCTTCGCTTATCATCAAATATAACCCAATTACCTGTTGAATCTATTCTTTTAATCAGAACAAATGCAGGTTTGAACCCCGTATATATAAATGGACCATCGTAATCTACTGCATATGAACCGCTGCCGTTTCCGGTATAGCTTCCGAAAGAACTATACCCCTCCACTTGTGCAAAAAACATCCACAAACCAATTCTACTGGCTGAATACCAATCAGCATTTGCACTCATTACTGATGTTGTCGGGGCTGTATTATTCCAAATAACAGTGGAACTATCTTCTGCACCATCATCATATAAATCAACCCAATAGCTTGTTTCATTTGTTAAATCTTTATGCCAACAATTCCACCCATTGTCGGCGTTTGTATTTTTCTGAATCACAAATGATGGCTGGACACCAAGGCCATGACCTACGGTAAATCCGCCACTTGAGGGACTTGTTGCTAACCCATAAGAAAATCCTGCTGTCGAATTGACAGCTAGAGTTATATCCGTATCACCGTCACCATTAACTGATCCTGCACCACCATCATTCGCCCATTGCCATAGAACGAAACTTTCGGCAGACGTATTAACTGCATCCATGTTTCCTATCTGTACACCTTGCTGAAGGAAGCGTTGGACGGAGTTGGTATTAGTTATTTGTTGGAGGTGATCGTTAGAACTCATATAGTTATAAATTCCCTCCACACTATTCTGAAGGATATGAGGATCAGTAGCATCCCGGTTCTTGATCCAAGAGAAGCCGGTGATGCCAGCGGTGTTGGCTGGTAGGTTATCCTGTTGGAAAGCTATAAAATCTGTTGGTGGTGTATATCTGAAATACCCACCGGCAGTAGCATCTAGTGTCGTTGTCGCCCCATCGAAATAACGCCACTGACCGAAATTAAAAGTACAGGAATGACTAGCATTAAAAATCAACGCTATAGCCCATTTCGATATATTTGGACCTCCGAATATTCCCGTTATGGCAGGGTTTGTGCCAGCACTAGGATCACCGCTACCCATCCAAGTATCATTTTTTGCAAACCACATATATCCCGCATCTAAATCCATTGCGATTTGAAACACATCTCCAGATTCATAACCCGTTCCAAAAGTTGTAAAGACACCCCTTTCAACTTTTTGCCCTGCTGACCCTGATGAAGTACCGCCAGCACTATCATAATTTCTGTATCCAAATCCATTTTCGCCATAAGGAGTATTTTGACCCGCAATTAGATTGTTAAGATCAATAAATCCAAATGCCATTGTATTACCGCCAACCACCATCGTGTCTATTCCAATTTCAACATACCATTTTCCTGTAGAAGCACCCATAAAAGAAGGGCCAGAAGGATCACCCGATGGTGACGTATATGTTAAGTTTCCCTGCGTTAATCCCGCTGCTAGAGGTTGTGTCCATGTGGCGGCACTATCCCAACCACCATCCATTACATTAAAGTTATGTGACGGCGTGTCGTACATCTGGTTGCTGCCGTTGGTGCTGTCCAGATTAACTTCCGTCCAGTCATTAACGTTACCGGATGTATCATCACCTAAGTTATTTTCTGAAGCAAACGCCAGATAAAATCCATTATCTCCGAATGTCAAACCACTAGGATCTTTTGGTATCCAACGATTGGTTGAAGTATCGGTTTCTCCGAAATCACCAATAGCTCCGACAGTGCCGTCAAGCAGTACGACTTCAGAAAGATAACCATCATAGGTTGCTCCAGAAGTACTCCGTCCGCCAAGTACGGCAGCAACTGCTCCACCCCATTTAGTGGTGCTATCTTGAGATATACTAGAACGGTTATCGGTAGCAAAACTGGTTTCCTCAACGCCATTAATATAAAGTGTATACATATCAGCCGCTGTCGCTTGAGAGGTGTCAACTAGGAACAGAACATGAGTCCAAGAATCTGTCTTCTGAAATTCTCTGTTGGTTTTTAAAACATCAACATTCTGATCACTAATAACCAATTTGCCTGTCGTTTCAAAATACATTTGACCAGAAGCAGTAGTATCCCAATGAAACAGATAAGGATTTTCTGACTCACTTACAGAACCACGCTTAAACCAACAGGAGCAGCTTTTGATTTTAGTGCTGGTTGGAGTGCCAAAAGTTTGAGTCATTTTATCAGCATCAGCCAAATCAAACCGACAAGAAGCACCAACGGCAAACGTATCGGTGAAGGGTATGAAGTCACCCACCCGCTGACCAGCGCCGTTGCCTTCATAGAGTATGGGGAGGAACTGATCTGTGGGTTTGGTTATGGTTGGGGCTGGAAGGTTAGAGGTCAGAACATTTATATAATCTTCATACCCACTAGGTGCAGAAAACGCATAAGCCTTCTGTCCAAAATTAACACTGGGTGTCCGTCCAGCCGCACCAGCACCATTACTTACTAGGATATACCAATCTTCAGTTGTTTGGAGACCTGAATATAGACTTTCTGGAGTACCCCCATCGTAATTAGCAAATAACTCTCCATTAACAGCATCTACAAAAAAACCTATAATCCCTCCCGTGCTATAAGTTCCTAATGATGTCAACACAAACGTGTTATCATGCACCTTTCGGATGCCGCTAGTAGCTTGAACATTCATACCCCATGCGTATACATTAATCCTTGCCTGTGGACTTGCGTCTGCCGTTCTATCCAACCATCCAGACTTAGTTATTATTGCAACAAAAGGATCATAACTATTTGAAGGAGCATCAGGGTCCCACTCCCAACGCCATGTACCAGTACCGGCAGGCATGACAATCGTACAGGCATTTTCTTTCATTGCGGTATTATAAGCGTATTCAAGGTTTCCGTTAGCTAAGACCAATGAGTTAGCATCAGTACTATCCACAGGATTAATAACGCAATAATTCCCAATCGTCGTGCCGCTATCGGTGGGACTGTCGGTGGTTTGGTTTGAGGCAGACATACTAACTGAAGTAAAATCGTTAGCATTACCAGATACGTCCTTACCTAAATCGGAACTATCTTCAAAATCCAGCCAGAAACCATTCGTGCCAAATGTTAATGCGGAAGGATCTACTGGTATCCATACTCCATCGGAATTAAACTCACCGAAATCAGAAGCGGTATAAATAGTTTCAAGAATCAGAATAGCTTCAGCTTGATAGCCGTTAAAAAAGTCAGCATTAGTATAATTAGTTCGACCAAGACGCTGGGCAACTGTATGACCAAAAAATCCATCATCACTTGCATCAGGAGCAGACGACGTATTCCATGAAGTAATTTCAACGCCGTTCAGATACATGCTAATGGTAGCACCATCTCTAGATGCAACCAGATGATACCAAGCTGAAGGATCACGCAAGAGTCGATCAGTTGTGTAATTAGATTGTGTTATACCACCCACACCGAAATCATAAATTATCGCACCGTAACCACTACTATTATAATCGCCTAGTCGGATTCGTTCGTAATCATTTCCACTGTCGCCAGCCCATATTATAGTTTCACCATCAGATAATTTAGCACAAGTTTTAAACCAGATTGAGATTGTCCATTTAGTACGGGTTGTAGATGTACCACTGGGAGTAAAAGTAAGATAATCGGCTGTCCCATCTAACATACATGAGTTATCAATCGTGTAGGCAGCCGCAACTGCCTCTTTACCAAAAAACTGGTTTGATCCGAAGGGTCCAGACATTTTAGGTCACATTAGCTAAGGCTAACTGGGGAGTGCCGAGAGCAATTTTGTTAGCCGCCCAACAGAAGTATGGAATGACATCGATTGCCGATGCGGCGGTTGAGATCGTCAGGCTTGCACCGGGAGCATAAAACTGAGTACCAATAGAAAGCGTTCTCGATCCCGTTCCGTCTTGCTCAAATATGATTACACCAGACTGCCCTATACTTTCCGTCGTTGGGTTAGACAGCGTCACGTTGCCGGTGGCCGTCAAATAGAAGTTCTGGTAGGTATCGAAATCCAGCGTCATAGCACCCGTACTTGTTGCGTTGGCATAGACGCTCGCATAAGCAGAATTAGCAAAGGCTACCTTGCCACTTGAAACGATACGAAGTTTCTCCGCAGCCGTTGCACCTGCCGTCATAAGGTTGAAGACAAGGTCAAAATCCTCTGCTGTAGACGACACATCAGTTGTAACTGCGTCTATCGTTACGCCCGTTTCATTATTGCCAGCCGATGTTTCAACAACATAGGCAATACCCGCACCGATACCCGCAGCAGGACTACCTGAACTGGTACGCTTAACCGTAAGAGGATCAATTACAGTGGTGGTGCCACTATCTTCAATGGCGCTCGTTGTTCCACCAGTAACCGAAAAGGCTCCTGCGCCAGTCATGCGGCCAACCTCTGCCGCTGCCGAACCTCCAGTCATGTTCTTGAAAACAAGATCGAAAACTTCGGCACCAGAGGAAACATTCGTTGTAAGGGATTCGATAACGCTTCCCGTTTCATTATTGCCAGCAGCAGTCTCCGTTATAAATTCTGCCCCCACACCGATACCGGCGGCTGGAGTCCCATTGGAAGTGGTGCGCTTAACGGTAAGGGAATTCAAAACAGTATCCGCTGCCGAATCTTCCTTCGTTGTGGTAACCCCCGCCGACGCCGTTACGGCACCTGTGGCCGCTACCGTACTTCCAGCCGTTACCGCTCCATCAATCGCGGCAGCGCCTGTGCATTCCAAGGTCGTGATTTGAAGATCACTAATAGCATTGGCAACGGCCCCATTAGTCGCACCTGCGCCATCGCAGTAAATAATTGTGTTTTTACCATTCTGAATGGTGACGGTAGCTCCAGAAGACCCCTGCTTCATAACGAGATTATAAGGCCCACTGGAACCAGCATCGGTGGTGGCATTGTCAATAATGAAATACGCTTTCGTATCGTTGGGGGCTATCGTGATGGTACATGCTTGACTTAAAGCACCTGTAAACTTGATAACACGATACATGCCGTTTTCAACATTGGAGGCACCATCCGTTGGGGAAGACGCAGCAACTTGCAACGTTGCGGTAGAAGCATCTGACAAGGCAACCGCAGTAGAAGACACCAATCGATCAACAATATCCCAGTTGTAATTGGAGGTAGTTCCCCAAGCACCGGACTGTTCGCCGGTAGCCATCTCCTCAATGCCGTAATTACTCGTAAAACTTGAAACCATAATTCACCTCTATGCCGCTATCTGCGTCCAATTAGGAGTTTGAGAAGTATCAATGGCACTCCATACCAAAGTCGTTGCTATAGATCCTGTGGCCGAAACTCCGGTTACAACAACGGTTTTCGGTAAGACTACTGATCCTATGCTCCCCGCTAAAGCTGTCGGGGCCGTTACAATAAGATTGAGATCTCCTTGTACCGTTGCTGTTCCCACTGAACTGGCTGCGGTTACAGCTGTCGGTATAACAATGGTTGCGGTTACAGCTGTCGCCGTTCCAGCTGAACTTGCTAACGCGGAAGGAGCGCTCGGAGTTACAACGGCTCCTGTTGAAACGGTAACTGAGGCGGCTGTACTGGCTAATGCAGAAGGAGCCGTTGCAGTAACTATTATCCCTCCCAGTACCGTTATCGTTCCTAGTGAACTCGCCAGAGCAGAGGGCGCGGTAGGAGTGACCGTCATATCTGTGGCGACGGTAACTGTTCCTGCCGAACTCGCCAGAGCAGAGGGCGCGGTCGGAGTGACCGTCATCCCCGTGGAGATCGTAACTGAAGCAGCCGTACTGGATAGCGCAGAAGGCGCTGTAATCAGAACCGGCGCTTCTTCTCCCCAAGTTCCGCTGCCCCATGTTTCTCGTCCCCAACCAGTAAGTTCAGCCACGGTGACTTACCTACGTTATGCGAATGATGGCCGTCGATGACCCATTAGCAGGATACTGAATGGTGAAGTCTCCACTGCTGGAGGATTTATCACCACCAAAATCCAATGAACAGACACTAGGATACGCAGCGTGATTAACCGTCGAACCCGTCCCCGCACTACTCAAAGTCGAATTATAGATGACTGCCGAACGCGCATTGGAAATGCTTGACGAAGCCCAGGTCGTATCCGCAAAATCAAGGAATGCCGTATCAGAGCTTAACGTGGAAGTGACGCTCGCTAAAGCCGCCCCACCCGCAGTATAAACACCATCACTGTCGGTCACTTCGTTGGTTGCAACATAACCCGTAGTGTCTTTATCCGTAGTGGCGCTTGAAGTGAACATGGCAATTTTGTAGGTATCCGCCCCAATCGCGCTGGAACCAGTGCGAGTGTGCGGGGTCCAAAAATGAATTCCAGACAGGATTTCCTGCTTGAAGGTATTACACATTGCTGTGGTACTCATCTCACAATCTCCTTATAATTTCAGCCACGTCTTCGTGACCTTGCTCTTTCATCAAAGCCCATATAGTCGTCCTCTCACTCTGGGCCATCTTATCAAAATAAAACATCAAAACCTCTTTTATTTTATCACGGTATTCAAGAGCCTGATCCTGAAGAGGCTGTGGGGCCGTATCGGAAATCCCAATGATTTTATTCAATGCCATTTCAGCCAGTTGATCTACGCTATGACCTCCGTCCGTGGAGGTGAAGATCTGTACTTCTCCTATACCATTTTGTGCGTCCGCATCGAACATTATTGCACCGGTTTCCGTAACTCATCATAGCGGTATTCATCATGGGTCTGTTTAGCTTCCCCAAGATTTTTCAGCCAATTCAAAGATTCCATGAAACGGTTGTTATACAACGTCAACAGATCCTGTTCGCCCTTCATAAAGGTATAGGCTTCCACCAAGCTCCCATAAAGAAGCGCCAATTCTGCATTGGTGCCTAACCAACTCGTTCCGTCAGAAGTGGTTGTAATAGAAGTGGGGCGATAAAAATAATGCAATTCCATCGTGTAAGAGGAATCCGGGGTTGGAGCCAATAAAAAGGTCGCGTCATCCCAATCAGCATAATACTCAGGTGCCCCCGTAGTGGTTGGGTCAGGCGTAAAATCCTGTAAAAAAGTTACCTGCTTATATAGTAAAAATTCGTTCGCAGAATCCTTAACCACGCTTAAAGAATAAGGGGCTAGATAATCTGTGGGTTTCCCTAAAAACTTGTTAGAACTACTGGATGTTCCGACTGAATTTTGACGAAAAACGTCTAGTTGACACTCCTTTAGTACTCGTTCTTCCGCATTTAAAATGAAGCGGGATAATTGGCTAACAAAGGTACTTTCAGCATTATCCGTATAATCCTGAATAGCCGTTTTAAGAGTGGTGAATGTAAAAGCCATGCTACGCGCTCAAAGTGACAGGACCGGCAGATGCCGCACCTCCACCCCCTTTTATCACCCCTCCAGATGTTTCTGAAGAGCCACTATCGCTTACGTCAAAGCTATACTGATCATCATTCACTTTTGTGATGGAATAGCCACTTGCATATTCTACAGTAGCCGCCGTAAACCCAAAAGTTGCAACATTTCTAAAACGTACAGTGTCTCCTGTCGAACGCCCATGCCCTGGTTCAAATACGGTAATTACACTGCTTCCAGAATCCCCTGTTGTAAAAGGATTAAACTGCAAAAGAACTAAAACAGGATTTTCAGTGCGGTCTGGACGCGGATCTCTCAAAGCTTGTGGATCTCCTACAACACGCACAGGGTTGAGTTGAGGTTGTTTAGCTTCCCATTCATCATAACCTACTAAAAATCCAGTCCATTCCTTCCGCATATGCCTTAATTTATATGCGGCTCCAGATCGATCTGAAATTCCCAAGGCATATTTATTAGAAGCATATTTCGCCATGATCACCCGGCATTTAAAAAAGTATATGTTGGAACCAGACTAATAGAGGGAATGTCACGATCTTCTTGAGCCGCTCGTTCAAACTCTTCTTCATATAATCCTTTAAGAAGAGCAACTTTATCCGGCACTCGTTTGAGCGCCAGATAATAAGCCAATCCAGCAGCCAAGCAGGGGTAAAAACGGAACGGCATCTCAACCGTATTGGCTGATGTATCCGCATCATCCATACGAACCAATCGATCATAGATTAATTGATCCGTACTATTTTCCGGAGACGGCCACACTAAAACAACCGGCGTAATTTGACGATTTACATAATATTGAACAGGTCGGCCCGTTGTAGTTTTGTCCGGAATCGTCAGGTAGGTATCGCGACTAACGCTATTAATGGAAATATCCTGTCCACTACGCCTAATCACCGCAGACAAGGTATCAATTGTAGCTTGAACGTTTTCAAGAGATACAGCGGAAGAAACCGTAGTGGTAGCCCCACTTGTGCCACCCGTAATAGTTTCTGTGGCTACAAAAGTTCCGGAAGGCACCGTAATAGTCATGGAGGTGGCTGTAGGCGCGGTAATAATTGCCGCTGTGGCCGCGCTAGTACCCCCGGTGATCGTTTCCCCTATAGTGAAACTACCACTGGCCGCTACACTAAGGGTTATGGTTCCCACAGGATATTCAAGGATTCCAACAATAAGGTTTTGAGTAACCCGCTCAATGGTCCATTGATTAAGACCACGATTAGCCCAATCCGCAAACAGAAAATTCAAGGATCGACGTGCGGTTCTCGCATCGTAACCAGTGCGTAGTTCCAACCCGCAACGTTCAAAAGCCTCTTCTATGTATTCTGCTACATTAGGCTGAAAATCCTTAGATGCCGACACAGCCATGAGAAAAGAAACCTTTCATATCAATAATCTTTGATCATTCTCAAGACCACGTTGTAGGAATCTCCCGTAGTACCGGCACCTGTTGTTGTAAACAGTACATCTCCTACAGGACTCGTTCCCAAACTAGAAGAGATACCGCCAAAGGCGCTCATGTCGATGTGATCTGTGAAGTCCGCTGGAAGATGCATCATAAAGATATCGGTACTTGCATCAGAAAGGATTTCTACCGTCAAGCCTTGTGTAGAATACCATACCTCCGCAATACGAACAGCGGTACAAGCATCCCCATCCGCGCTAGATTCTAACGCAGATACATCCACTTTCGTAACGGCAGTTTCATTACCTGCGTCAACATACTGATACGTAAAGCTCATCACCGCTTGTCGAGGACCATCAAGAATGGTGGTCGATGTCACTACATCTGCCATGGGAGATCTCCTATTCTTTAATCAACCCGGAAAGCACCATCGACTTGTGTTTAGCACTACCGGGAGGCGGAATCTCCAAAGAAGCCTTTTTCTTTCGTCCAGGCTTCTTCTTTTCCGTCCAAGCCTCATTTTCAGGCGTAGCTGGATCGTCTCCCACAAACTTACCTGAAGTAGTCCGTGTTCTGGTTTTTGCCATGTCTCACCTATTACGGCTGCTTGCCGTATTGAGTCATACCATCCGTGGTGCGTTGTGCTACCGTCAAGATATAGTCACAATCAACCTTATTGGCCGCAGCTTCACCAGCTACCGCAGCAAGCCAAGTAGTCATCTGGGTAGTTGGAATAGTTGTAGTTGAAGCGGTCGTTGTAACCAATTTACGATCAACATAGAACTCAACGATGCCCGTTCCACGCACAATGAAGCCCAACCGACGATCACCACTGATTGTGCCACCGGAAACCGAGCCATCAGCAAAATCAATACCTGTATCGGTGGAAGTTTCAGTACCCCCATTATCGCAAACAGCATTAATAGAAGCATCACCATCAGAGACCAAGAAACCAATCTGATCATTGGTGGCAAAAGGCACCGTTGCGCTGAATGTGCCGTTTATACAAAGCCCAACGAAAATATCCATTTGATCCGCATCCGTCGTAACAATGCGAGTTTCAAAGAAAATGTTCTTGTTGGCTTCGGCTTGCCAGATTTCATTGCCTTGAATAGCAGCACCAGTGTCATCTGATCCCGTACCAGCAATCTCATACCATCCACCAACGGCATCAGCGAGAATAGCGCCTGTGCCACTTGTGAGTTGTGAATAGGTCCAATCATTAGTGCCATCCACCGCAATCCCAATAAAATCTTCATACTGGAAGACGTAATCAGGATTGGATTGGATTGGAAGATTAGTGAACCATGTGCCGCCAGCGGATTGGGTTGCCCCACCGCTATATGCCACTGGTCCTGAAAAACGTGTAGTACCCATGAGTACCTCCTTACGAAAGGTTTCGCCCTAGAGTCTTCGTAAGCGTCTGCTGGGACAGTCGCTAGGGCTAAAATGCTCCCAGAGGAAATGGAGGGGGACGAACCCCCTCCAAACCCGGTTTATGCTCCAGGTGATCCGAAGACACCGCGAGGATCAGACCAACCGAACACGTAGCGTTCGCGAGCCTTATACCTAACGTTACCGGTGTCAAAATCACCTTCCATCGAAGTCCTAACGGCAGTCCGATTAAAGCCCTTCAAGCCATTAGGAGCATCCGTCCGAATAAACCACGCATCCGTGTCGGTAAGGAAATGGTTAACGGCATAACCTTCCGGAAGCATACCCATGTTCCGAATAGCATTTATGTCGTTATCCGCCGTACCTGGACGCAAGGTCGATTCAAGCAGACGATCAGAGGTGAACTGAAGTTCCTTTGGAACAATCATTCTCGTCCCCTTAACAGCAACCTTCAGCCCGCGCTCATCAACGAAACCAGCAATATCAATGAGAGCTTGCTCAAGGCTAGTCTCATTAAGATCCGCTGCTGTTGAAAGCTCGTTCCGGAAGGTGTTTCCGTTAAGAAGAGTATGAGCGGTTGAGCAAAGCTCAAGACCGTCACCACCTGTGTAGGTGCTGTCGAAAGCGTTATTGAGAACTGCCGCCGCTTTGACCTGCTTGGTTTGGCTCATGCTACGAGCCAGTGCTTTCGTATACCTTGCAGACAAACGATCATACAGGTTGTCTTCCACAGCTTCTTCCGTAATGGAGAATGCCAAAGCAATCGTCTCCATCGTGTAACGAGCCGTGTAGACTTCCTGTGCATCGTCATAAGTAACAGCAGTGCCTTCGCTCTTCGTCGGGGCGGCTCCAAAGCCACTCAGCATGACCTCTTCTTCAAAAGCACGGTCAGATGTTTCCATATCGAAAATCATCCTGCTTTCGTCGTCATACTGATCGTACTCAAGACCAAACAAAGCATTAAGGCCGGGTTCTAGCTCTTTAACAAGTTGTGCGCGTGAAATAGCCATGTGTCAGCCCTCCTACAAGCCGGTTGTCGAAATAGTAGTACCGGCATTAACTGAAGAGGCACCAGCGTTGAAATGATTATTAAACCGCACCATTACTCCAATGCCCGAAGCCGTGAAATCCTGATTGTCGGGATCTTCACTCCAACCCAGAATTCTCAGTGCAAGAGTATTGGTAGTATTGATACCTGCCACGCCTAGCTGTGCCGCAGATAGGCCTGTCGTTGTCGAGCCATCTTGTGCCCCATAGTTAGACTCTGAACTAAAGGGCGCATTAGAGAAAACATGCCCTCGTAAAGTAGCCTTCGTTGTTAGAGACGCATCCGAACAAATCACAAAGACTTGACTAGGATTGTCATAGACTTGCGCTCTAATGGGGTGATTACTATCGGCACCGGAACCGGGCCAATAGTTTTTCCAAGTGGGTTTTCCGGTTGTCGAATCCACGTATTCACAGCCCCAGAACACACCAAGTTGACTTACCGAACCGCCAGCCGCTGCTCCGCACCGGTCAATATAACCGGTAGCAAGAGGAATGACGGGCATACCCTGGTAAATCGCATTAGTGTTTCCGTTAGCAATTTCATACATGGTATAGTTGGAAAACCCAGTGGTGTTGGAAGCCGTTCCCTCAATCGAAATGGGACGCATTCCAAACGCCTTTTGAGTGTTAGCCATACCATTTGCTCCTTAAACAAAGCAGAGGTTACAAAAAAGAGATCCTATTCACTTTTACTAGGACCACCAAATGATACACGCGATTGGCGTTCAGGTTTCTGAATAGCCATCGAATGATGCTGGCTTTCCTTCATAAGATCGTTGTCAACGGCTTGCATAGCATCGGCGCTTTGTTGCCGAAAATATTCCTTCCGTTCTTCAGCAGTCTCAATCGGGATACGAGCCAGCAACAACCCACCCACTCCAAAGACACCTTCATACTTACCGCTGTCCATAGTCGGAGCCTCAAAATCAGGGTATTCGTCTTTTCGCACCAATTCCCACCCTTCTCGCATTTTGGCGGAAATATTCTTACGATCATCAAAACCCCTAACTTCGGCTCTTATCCAACGGTGTACAAAGCCTTCTGGTGGATTAGGCGCGTCTAATAAAGACGGGGGTGCCCAAGGTTTACGCTCCGTCTTGGAAGCGCGAGTCTTGGAAGCGCGTGGAGTCCGATCAGTCGTTGTATCAGTCATAATACCATTCTCCATCACGTTGCTTCTTTAAGTCGTAGACTGTGTTTCGCGTACTCATCTAATGGAACACCCAGCTTTGTAGCAATCGCTACCTCGCTAGGAGAAAGTCTCACTGTTTTGCGTCCAGCTTTGCTAGAACGAGTGGCAGAGGCGACGGCCTGTTGAGGACGGCGTCCTTCTGAAATGGGAATATCTGCTCCTCCATTGAACTTATGAGGAAAAGCTTCCCGAATCCGTTTATCGATTTCAGCATAGTATGCAGGAGAATTTGTGTCAAAGTTTTCCTCTTCGATCAGTTTCTTGTGAATTCCGAAAGCTGCGAACGTCATAGCCTCATCTTCACCGAACCAATCGTTATCAGAAGCCCACGCTTCGGCCTTTGGATCAGGGCGAACCGGAGCTTGCGGCATTTGGGGAGCCGCTTGGGCGGGTGCTTGCGCGGCCATTTGTTGCAAACGGGCCTGTTCCGCTTTCGCCGCTCGCACACGCTCTTCTTCAACCGCCAACTGTGCCAGCTTCTTATTCAAATCGACTTGAGCCGTGGTGTCGTTGGTCGCTATGGCTGTTTCCAGATCCTTGGAAATAGCTTCGGACTGAGAGGCAATCCGATCCCCGTACTCGCTCACATACCCTTCGTCCAAGCTGTTGACGCGGGTTTTAAGCTGCGAGTTTTCCTGTTGAACGTTACGGGCATAATGGATTGCAGCTTCTTGCTGCCGTTCAGCCTCACGCACCTTTTTGGTCAACTTGTCGATGCGCTTCTGAACTTTTTTGCTGTAGTCCACATGCTCGTCGGAATCGTCTTCCTGGGAGACAGCAACGGTTTTACTTTCAACCTGGACGGGTTCCTCGTCTATTACAACGGATACGGGATCTCCTTCACTTGGAAGATCGACTAAAGGCTCTTTAGATTCAGGCATGGGACTTCTCCATGTTAAATATGCAGGATATCTTCAGGGTCCTGTATGACGGCTATGACTTCGTCGTCGTTCAATATGCGTACCTCGCCACCGTCAATCCTAAAACGAGCGCCAGCATATCTTCCAAAAATGATCCAATCCTTTTCCTTGCACCAGGGGCCGTTGGGAAATTTTTCCTCGTCCTTATACGCCAAAGGTCCGGTGCGTAAAACATAACCACACACCGTGGCTACCGCTTCACGATCTACCACGGTATCCGGCAAGAATATCCCAGCTTCTGTTTTTCCTTTTCCACGATACGGCAGGATCAACAAGCGCCACCCCGTAGGCTTGGGAAGTCGCTCCAATGAGGAATCCTCTATTTTGTCGGGATCAAGGATCTTCTCCTCGACGGCTATATAAGCATCCTTTAAAGATACGACCGTGTCGTCTTGTGTTGCTTCAGGCATTTTATTCCTCTGTTTTGTCCAGGATTTCTCTTATTTCATCTCTTATATAATCTAAACTTTCAATAGAACCAACCAATTGTTTGTATTCGCTGATATCTTTGATAGAGCCACTCAAGAGCATTTCACTAATCCTGGCCCTTCGTTCGTCTATCATCTTGTTGAGATGCTGGGCCAGTAAAATACCGTCCACCTAAAGTCCTCCAATTTTCCCAAAATCAACGGGTATCGTTACTTGACAAGCCATAAGAAGAAACATCAATCCTATAATCATAAAAAGCCAAAAAAGGCTGATCAACCATGTCCTCATGCCCGTTTTTTCTCAATCTGCCACGCCCTGGCTTTCGACATGGCCCGATTCCCAAACCAAAATGCCAAAATTGCACTAAAAATTGCCGCCGTCTCCTGGTCCCACGCCATATCCACGGCAATCGTCCAATCCAGGTTCTGGTTGACGATCATTGCATAGATCAGCGTTCCTTTTGTGGCTGAAAACATCAAGAAGAAGAGGTAAGTAACAACAGGGCGCACAGAACCCCGCAAACTATTGATAAATTTGCCAGAATCGATACTTCTATCATGCGCGTAAAGTCCCTTGGTTTCTTCAATTTCCGCTTGAGCGTCAAGCTCCTGCACTTTCAACTTTGAAAGTTGCTCTGCATATTGAGCCTGTGCGGCGAGCATTTCCAATTGATGAGCATCAGCTTGTTTTTGCTTAAAATACCCAAGAATCTCCGGAATTATGGAGGTTCCAAAGCCCATTAACGTGCCCAGCAAACTGATCATTAACGTTTGCCATTCATATAGGCCGTCATACCCATATATGCGCCTACCACCCCCGCTTGGCCGATATAAAACAAGCCAAACAGGTCAGATAGCGCATTAATGCGTGTATCGGGGAATATCGGCAAAAAGACCATCACTGTGAACACAATCATCGAAATCATTGCAACCCACGCCATATGGCGTTGGGCGTCGGCTTTTTCCTCCGCTGTCTGGTGTTCGTTAATAGCTTTAACGGTTGCTAGTTCCTCGTCACTGACAATATCATCCCCATCCACGTCATATCGCTTGGAACGAGGCGTTGTTTTCGCAGCGGCCACAAGGTTAACAGTCGTAAAAATAATCGTCCCTTAATGCAGCGCCCATGCCACGCTTTTTGACATACCGCATATCCCCCTTGGAAACATCGGGAGTGGACACTTCTTTAGGACCGTTATAAGGAACAAACCCCTGGCCCTTAATCACTTGCCCCTTGCGAATGACGCCAACACCGTCGCCTTTTTTGTCTTTAGCCATAACTTTCTCCTACTGCTGTCTCTGTTTCATCAACTCACGTTCGCGAGCCGCGTTAATGCGGGCGTCTGCGATATCTTCTGCCGATTGTATGCGTTTCTCGCCAAGATCTGCATTAATGGCGGCTTTCTGCTCTTCCAGCTGCAACCGCTCCTTGTCCATAGCGGATTCGTTGGCATCCCGTCGTGCCCTAATTTCCAGATCCTTCTCTTTCAAGGCAATCAACGGATCTTGTGAAGTCTCTCCACTTATCTGATTACTCAATGCTTTTAGCTCCTGCATACCTTCTGCAATTAATTGCGCGACCTGGGATTCAATCTGCATCATTTCTTCCGGCGTAGGCTCGCGGCCACCAAGCTGTGGCGACAATTCAGTATAAACCTGCTCCTTCGCCTTCAACGAAACGTGATCCATCACGTGCTTTTGCAACGCCATCGTTACGCCGGGTAACTGACCCACCATGGAAGAGGAACCGAACACCATATGAGCCATGATGTGCGCGTTATGGTTTTGCCCCTCAAAGGCCATAAGAGGCAGATTTTCCAGGGATTCCGAATTCTCTAACGCCGGATCTTTAGGCTTTGGATCACCCTGGTCCACAGGCTTGAGAATGTTGTCCACGTCCGGGACGCCAATCGCTTTATACATGCGACGGTATGCTTCATACATGTTGTGAAGATCCGGCGCAGATTGCGCCAGCTGAAGCTCCGTTTGAGCCAGTGTGATACGCTGCGACATTGAGAAGATATTCGGGTCCGAAACCGGGATAATATCGACACGATCATCAAAGTCCTTTGCTTTAACGGTGCGTTCTGCACCTACCACGTTATAAGGATATTCGGGCGGAAGAGACTCCCCAAACACCCGCGCCAGCAGCATGAACTCCTCTTTCTGGGCATAATGCAACCGTTTGTGAATAGCGGACATGACTTTCGCGCCCTGTTCCAAAAGCGCAATCGTCGTTCCCACCGCCGCCTGTTGGTTGCCGTCACCAACCTGAATATCGGAAACGGCTGCAAACCGCCGTCCCGCATCGACACAAAAACCCATCAACTGGAACAACGTCTGATCCGCCCCTTTGTAAGGCAGCAGCATCAATGAATCGCGAATAGCGCCACCCGGTGCGTCGATGTCCCTGAATTCGCCGGGAGCCAGCGGTTCGTCGTCGTTCCGGATGCGTAGACCTCTGGCCTTGAACCCGGCGGGAAGGTTTGAAAGCGTACCGGCGTCGATTAACTGGCGAAGTGCCGCCGTCGCCGTGCGGCTCAAACCGCCAATCATGTGAATCAGTCCCAGGCCATAGAAGCCAAACCCCGGCAGGAATTTAAAGTGGGCAAAATACTGGATCTTGGTCTTTTTGGGATCGTCGGGGTTCCAGTTGCGACGAATGCTTAAAACCGTACTATTGTCCTCCGACACGGTAACGATATAAGGCAGCTTAATTCCCGTAGGCTCTTCGGCCTCGTCGCGGTCTTCATAGCCTTCGATATCCAGATTGACGTGGCACTCCAGCAAAGTCGCGTCCCTATCTAAAAAGGTCGGCTCAATGCCGCTGATGTCGTCCATCTCGTCCCGTACCTGGGACTGGTCTTTCTGGTGAGGCGTCACCGGAACGTCTTTATAGAAACCAGCCACCTGCTTCTTGCGTAATTCGTTCTCCGACAACTGAATAACGTGCGTCACGTTTTCAGCCGTCTCCAAATCCGTCGCCGTGTACGGAACGATCAACTCTTCCGCCGGAACGAACTTGCTGACTGCCCGTCCCAGGAATTCGTCGTAATAGACCTTCTTGAAGGTAGATCCGGACAGCGGCAGATAAAACAACATCTGGTCAACTTCCGGCGTGTATTCCGTCATCACGCAGGTAAGCTGATAGTTCATGTAATGACGCACCCGTTCCGCCTGATCTTCGACAGCCGGGTCTATCTTACCCATAATCTTGGTGTGAACAGGCCCCCCTGCGGGAAGCATCTCCCCGAAAGCCTGGGCCTGAAACTGCGTCACCGCTTCGGCCAAAAGCGGATGCGTTACGCCGGTTGCTCCCCGAAACGGTTCAACCCGGTCTTCATACTTGAAGCCAAGAAGCTCCAATCCGATAGTGTAGGCTTCCTCCCAATCCTTGCGTCCGCTCTTGTTGCTTTCGTATTCGTCCATCAGCGTCGAAGAAATGGCCGACAAAACCCTGTCGTCCACCGTTTCGGCCAGATTCTCGTAAAAGCCCTCCTCGCCAACGACCGCGCTGGGATCGAAGTCGATCACCACGCCGCCGTCTTCCTCCAGTTCGATATTGAGGTCCGGAGTTTGGATGAGGCTCCTGTCTTGCACCTCGACTTCGGCCCCGTCCTCTATTTCCAATTCAACCGGAGGAATGGCGTCCCTGCGTTCAATTAACGCAGCTGCGCCAAGATTGCTTCTGGGAAGACCGGTCTCAGCCATTATCAAAATATCCTACGCTGCATCGACGGAGACAGGGTTGCTTCTCTCAAACGACGAACCCCGCTGCTTGGGCCGTGGTGAACGGGTCCTCCACCTTGATAATTCCGTTCGTCCTCCCGGCGCTTGGCAAGTTCGTACATGGTTTCACCTTCCTCGCGCACGGATCGCGAACCACGGGGCATGATTTCTCCCGCTTGCGTCCCGCGTCCAATGTAACCACCCTGGTCATAACCGTGCAGACGCTTGAACCGTTCGTACATGGATTCACCGGCTTCGCGAACAGGAAGCGAGCCTCGCGGTGCAAGCTCCCCGGCCATCGTTCCACGGCCCACGTGACCACCCCGTTGCATTTGCGGAGGAAAAACGTCTCCTTTGATACGCTCACCGGGCGTAAAGGCGGGGTCCTCAACTCCTAAAAAACCAGGCACCGTAGAAACCGTTTCTTCCATGATCCTTTCGCTAGGCAAAAGGGACCCTTGCGGAGAAGGTGGAGGAACTGCTGGCGCACCAAACTGTATAAGAGTTGACCGGACGATATCAAATCGGGGGTCATTTATCTGAGCAAGATACTCCAAATCCCCACGATGCGTTTGAACGAAACCCACTATATCTTCCGTACTGCCGTGCCGCTGCACATCTACGAGACTTGCTACAATACCTGGGGCCTCCATAGGAATTCCTTGATCAGCCATTGCCGGTCCTCCATCTTGATACTGCTTAACTACGGGGCCACCTTGATTAATACCCTGGTACTTACGAATTGGCCTACCGCTATAGGGGTCATCTTCAAAAAGAACCCCACCAGGAGTATATGATGGGTCCACATCTCGTTTTAGCTGATCTAAAAGGGACTTCAAAATCATGGTATTCCGGCTTTTATTTTCAAAGATGTCCAATCTTCTTTCATCGTCCCACGATTTTATGTCGCGCTCTAAATCTCTGTGGCGTTCCTCATATCCAGGGTCCAGAGGAATCTCAGGACCCAGAAGTGGTCCCAGAGACTCACCAAAATCCCAAGAACCAACCGGTGGTTTAACTTCCATACCAGCCCTTTGTAACAAAGGATTACCAACGTCAGTTCCCGCTTGTAGAAGAGTGTCTTGGGGTCTTGCTTGTGCCTCTATATCCATACTAGGTGTATGCGCCGGTAATTGAGGCCGATACGCTGCTCCATAACCAACGTTGACCGGCATAATCGGAGTGTTCGTCGTAGCCCTGTTGTCTCGCAGTCGTTGAATTGCCTGTGATACGGGTCGTCCGATATACCCTCCTTCTCCTTCAGTGGCTCTGATATTAGAGGGTACGTCTCGTTCACGCATTTCTTGTGGAGCCTGATCATACGGAGATTCATATCCCGGTGGCGCTCGCAACGGAGTCTGAAGTATGTTCTCCCTAAAAGGCTGGTAGTCGGGCCTGCCTAAGTTAGGTGGTCCCGTATATCCTGGACCTTGCGTTGGTAAAGGTCCTTCTTGAGCAGTCCATTCTGGAAGAAGACCCCTTCCTTCCGCCTTCTTATAAAGGTCGTAAAGAGACCCAATACCAGAAAGTACTTTAGGAGCAACAAGGCTGGTTCCCATGGTAAAGGGTGCAGCCAAAAGAGAGGCCCATCCGGGAAGAGAAACCGGTTTAACTGCATCCCAGGCACCACTAATAAGACTACCCAGCCCACCCCAAAAACCGCCGCCGGGACCTTCCCGCGAAACATCGACAGAAGGGGGGATGCCACCTTGAGGTGCGTATGAAGTAGGGTCTTCGGTTATAATGTCTTCTTCAAATTCACGTCCCCATCCGCCACCACCACCATAATCGCCAGCGCCACCATATGTACCAGCTACACCTTCCCCAATCATCACGATTTCCTTCGCTTCTTCGGCCTACTCTTGAAGTAGTTGACCTGCTTCTCCCGCTTCACCGCTTGCGCTCTGGTCGAGTACGTACCCAGATTCTTGCCGCTCTTTGAAACGAGCCGGTGTCCACCGGAAACTTTACGAATGGTCATGGGCGACGGTTACTTTTTCTTCTTCACCGCGCCGCCCTTTTTCTTCTTGACGACGCCGCCGCTTTTCTTTTTGAAGCCGTAAGTGCCTCGCGGCTTG